GTTCGCGACACCGGCGGAAAGCCGGGGATGGCTCACTTTGATGTGCTGATCAGTGAGGAGGGAGCCATTCCATTGGCGGGTTGGTATGACAATCCCACCTGGAAACAGTATCGTCTCGCTGAGCGAGTCGGCATCGTCATCAGGCGGGAATACGCAGCGGTGGCCAAAGTTCACGCTGTCGAGAGCGGCATTTCTCCACTCACAGTTACGGACTTGAAATTAAATTTGGTCAATGAAGTGGAGCCGAAAACCGTTGCCGATCAAAATGGCTGTACGCCGCAGCCCATCGTCGGCCGCAAGTCGCGCACCTTCACGATGACCACTGACAATGCCGTTCTGCTGGACGCCGAGCGCCGCAAGACTTCGCCGAACTGGTTACTGACATCCCTGTACCCCCCTGTTCACAAACCAGAACTGGCGATCTGGTGGTTGACGAGATCCGAACTGCGGGAGTTCGTGGGTATGAAGAACGGCCCCAGGATGCCTCGCTATATGTTCCGGTCGCTGGACGAGGTATGGACGCGGGCCAACACTGAGCACCCGGCCGGTTTCACCGGTGAAGTCTACGCCGACAAGGAAATCAGCACGACACCCGTACGCCCGCACTCACTTCAGCGTCACACCGGTATCCTGATCCGTCGCGAAGATGCGAAAGCGACGCTCCCCGGCTTCTTCACCACTCCGGAGGGTCGCGGGCTGATGCCCGTCGCAGCCTAATGGCCGTCTACTACAACGAGAACAATCCGTTCTGCGTTGAGTGGCTGAACAACCTCATCCGCGATGGCTTGCTGCCCGCAGGTGAGGTCGACAGTCGGTCAATTCAGGATGTCACCCCCGGGGATCTCCGGGGCTTTCAACGGGCCCACTTCTTCGCCGGAATCGGCGGGTGGGAATACGCGCTGCAGTTGGCGGGGTGGCCGGAAGATCGGCAGGTCTGGACGGGCTCCTGCCCCTGCCAGCCGTTTTCGAACGCGGGGAAGAAACGAGGTGTGAATGACGAACGGCATCTTTGGCCGGTCTTCGGGCGACTCATCGCCGAATGTAAGCCTTCAACAGTCTTTGGAGAGCAGGTTGCGTCAAAGGATGGACGTGAATGGCTCTCCGGAGTACGATCTGACCTGGAAGCACTGGGATATGAAACAGGGGGAGCCGATCTGTGCGCTGCGGGCGTCGGGGCGCCGCACATCAGACAGCGACTCTGGTGGGTGGGCGACGCCTACCGGCCGCGACCACAAGGATGGCTCAATGTTGCACGAAGGGGTGCCGGTAAATTGTTTGCTGGGGCGTCAGGTGCTTTTGGTGGCTGGCCGGATGGCCGACACCCCGAGCGGAAGACTCTCAGTCGTGCGGGGAGAGGGTGAGCAGGGGAGTAGCGGACCCCCTGACTGCGGTTGCGAGACTGACCGGCTGGCCCTCACCGAAGGTGATAACCGGGGGACCGGAGTCGGCCGAACGGAAGCAGGAATTGGGCCTGATCGACTCAGGTGGGTCGGACCTGCAAGCGGTAGCCCTATTAACCCATGGTCAGACTACGACCTCATCCCCTGCCTCGACGGAAAAACGAGGCGCGTTAAATCCGGACTTCAGCCGCTGGCTCATGGGGTACCGGGAAGAGTGGGGAAACTCAGCGCCTACGGCAACGCGATCGTCCCGCAAGTCGCGGCCGAGTTCATAACGGCGTTTCTCGAGGCGCAAGCATCGCGCGTCGAGCGGCGCAAGTGGTTAGGCTTCCTTCAGGTAGCCTAACCTGATTTGCCTACACCCTTATCCTGAGGGTGTAACCGGGGCCATTCTTGCAATTGGCACCCATTTTCGTCACGCGCAACACACGCCAGTCGCCTCCTGGCCGCGCGTTGACTGGCAGCACGGCGCACACGACACCGGTCCACTCTCCTCCCGGTTCGCTGCGCGCCGTGCGCCCCGATGAGGCCAAATCTGGAGAGACGCTGATGTCTCAGTTACGTCATGCTGTAATTTTTTTGCTGAATGATAAGAAGGTTTCCGGCGACCCACCCACGGCACGCGCTGCCGCGGCCTACGTCGACGCCATTCTGGCTGAGCCGAGCATGAGCGAGAGCCCCGCCGCTGAAGTTGCTGGCGAGCCGAGCCCCACTCAGGAACCCGCTTAACCCAGGGCTGCGCGCGGATCTACTAACAAGCCAAGTAGCCGACCTGTTTTGTCGGAAATGGGAGTAGAAATCGTCCCTCCGCCCAGCCAAACCTCACCACAATGTCGATTTCCACGCTTCCACCGGAAGTGCTGCAGAACCTCTGGCGCATCACGCCGGCGGCGACCGCAGCCACGCTCAGCCGCAGCGACGCAGTCCCCTGGCTCCCCTACAGGCACTTGACGTACCTTTCGGACGTTGTCTACAAGGCATGTATTGGTACTGGACCGCGATTCATCGTGGTTAACATGGCACCTCGTCACGGAAAATCGTGGTTTTGTTCCAAGTGGGTACCAACGTGGTTTCTCGACAATTGGCCTCAGAAACACGTCATGCTTTGCGGTTATGGTGCGAACTTTGCGGCGGAATGGGGCCGCGCGGTGCGAAACATCGTGACGTCCAATCAGGGTGCTTTGCGCTTTACGCTGGCGGAAGATTCGAAGGCCGCCAACCGGTGGCGCACATCGCAGGATGGTGGCATGGTCACTGCTGGTGTCGGTGGTGACATTACCGGTAAAGGCGCGGATCTGCTGATCATTGACGATCCGGTGAAGAACATCCAGGAGGCGAACAGCCCCACCTACCGCGACAGCGTGTGGGAGTGGTGGACTTCGACGGCCCGCACCCGGCTCCACCCGGGCGGGGTGATCCTGATCATCATGACCCGGTGGCACGAGGATGACCTCGTTGGTCGCCTCACCAATCCGGAATGGAATGAGGATTGGGACAAGTGGCACGTCATCAACCTCCCGGCGATCTGGGAGGAAGAGTATCCGGATGTCATCGGGCGCCGGAAAGGCGAAGCGTTGTGCCCCGAGCGGTACCCGGTTGATGCCCTCCATGAATTGCGGCGCGCCGTCGGTGCGGCCGACTGGGCGTCACTCTACATGGGCAAGCCGGCGCGAACCGCCGGTGTCGGTAACGTCTACCACGCTTACGACAACCAGTTGAACGTGATGCGGCTCGACCGCGACCCTGAACTCCCCCTGTTCTGGAGCCTCGACTTCAACGTCGACCCGATGAGCTCGGTGATCGGCCAGTGGCGCGAGACGACTACTGAGCGGACGCGCCTGACGAACGAGAAACTGCTGACCGTTGAGGTGCTGCAGGAGATCTCGCTGGCGAATTCAAACACGCCCGAGGCGTGCCATGCGTTCATCGACAAGACCAGGGAGTACGTCCGCGCCGCCCGCGGCCGCCCGATCAAACTCCACATCTTCGGTGACTCGAGCGGCAATCAGCGCAATACGAGCGGCACTGACACCGACTGGATCATCATTCGGCGGTTTCTGCAGCGGTATCCGGAATTCCGGACGACGTTTCACATTCCGAAGCAGAACCCGGCGGTCAGGGATCGCACAAATGCGGTCAACGACGCGCTCTGCTGCGACGGCTATCGCCGGCTGCAGATCGACATTGGTTGCACCCTGCTCAGACGAGATCTGCAGCAGACGAAATGGAAATTGGACCCCGGGGGCAACAGCACTGGGGTCATTGACAAGAGCGATGTGAAGATTTCCCACATGTCCGACGCTCTTGGCTACGTGATCGAGCGCAAGTTTGGTATGCGGGCAATGTCCGGTGACCAGCAAGGCCTCGTCCAGTAGGTTCCATCATGCAGGTTATTTCTCTGGGGAAAATCACCCCGACTCCCGGTACCCCGAAGCAGTTGACGACTGACTCGACGATCTTTGCGAATCGCATTGTGGTAACGCAGCCGCCCACCGGTACCGGGAACAACTATTTTGGCACCTCGACGTTGAATAAGACCACGCTGGTTGGTCTGCTGAAGGCATTTCTTCCTGCCGGCGCAAGTGGCTTCGTTGACGAACACGTTGTCGAATCCGAAGACAATTCCAACACCCTCCGGGTCAGCGATTTTTACGTTGACGCAGATAATGCGAGCAACGGTCTCGTCGCCTACTACGTGGTGCGGTAATGACTCAGATCCGGCTTGACGTCATCAACGCTCAGCACCCGGAATACAAACTGCTCGCCGATACCTGGAGCCGGATCTCTCTTCTCTATGAGGGTGGCACGGCGCTGAAAACGTGTGCGGAGCAGTTTCTGGTCAGGCGCCCGAAAGAGATTTCGGACGTCTACCAGGCGCGGCTGAACCGGTTCATGTACACGAACCACCTCGGCACCGCGCTCGACTGGTATTCCGGTGAACTGTTTGAGGAAGATCCCCACATTGAAGCCGTCCAGGTCGACGCTGCTGGTAAGCGCCAGACGGCAAAGCTGCCCACAGATCGACGCCGCTTCTATGATCGCTTCCTACTCGATTGCGACCGGTCTGGCACCAGCTTCATCGAGATGACGCGGAAAGCGTTTCAGTACCTGCTGCTCTACCGGAAGGCATACGTGCTAACCGATCTTCCAGCCGCCGAGCAGCAGTATACAAACCTGGCGGAGCAGAAGGCTGCCGGCGCGCTCGATCCGTACATCTGCATTTACAGTCCGCGCGAAGCCATCAACTGGCAGAACGACCGGTACGGCAATCTGGACTGGATTGTGTTCAGCACGAGTGCCCGGGTAGCCACAAAACCAACTGAGCCACCCGAAATCATCGACTACTGGTACATCTACACCCGCGACGGCTACCAGGTCTGGCAGCGCAAACATTCCCCTGACGAGAAAGTTCCTCCGAGCGATGCTTTTGCGGAGCTGGTTCGCGAAGGCAAGCATGTGATGTCGCACCTGAACCGCGTGCCGGTCAGGGTTCTGGATGTTTCAGAAGGTTTGTGGCTCGCCAATCGGGCCTACCTCGCTGCGGTCTCGCACCTCAACACCGACAACGTTCTCGACTGGGCTCTGTTCATGTCGGCTCTCGCAATGCCCGTCATCATGACCGATTCGGACGTCATGATCACGATGCAGGAAGCCGGCTTTCTTAAACTGCCGCAAGATGCAAAGTACGAATGGACGGAGCCCGCGGGGGTCAGCTTTACTCATCTCGCGGATCGCATCCAGGAGTTGACTGAAAACATCTTCCGCGCGTTCTACCTGATTCATCAGGGCCGTTCCGGCCGCGCGACACCGGCGTCACAGTCGGGCGTGTCGAAGCAGATCGACATGATGCCTTCGAAAGACATTCTGAAAATGTTCGGCGATATCGTGCGCGGATTCATGCAGAACCTTCTGAACGACGTCTCAATCGCCAACGGTGACAAAGACATCGAATGGGATGTTCGCGGCTTTGAATTTAAGGAAGACGTCTCCCTTGAGACGATGCAGTCGATTGCGGAAACGCTGACGCTAAACATCCCCTCCGAACGCCTTGAGCGAGAGATGTACAAGCGGGTCGCCCGCATGCAACTCCCCGACGCAAACCCGGGTACGATCGCCGAAATCTTCAAAGAGATCGATGATGCGCCGGCCAAGCAAGATCGTGAACTGGGAGCGATGGTTGATCGTGCTAAAGCCATCAACAAGGTGTCGACCAAAGCTCGCGACCTGAAGACTCCAACTCTCCCCAAGGCACCAGACCTTGAGACAGATCAGTAAATAGGGCAAGCCCGATTAACTTCGGGCTTGCTTTTAGTTACGACACTTCAAACTTTTTTTGAGGTTAGGCTTTATGAACTACCGCACATTTGAAGAGTCGGATCTGCAGTATCTTGCTCAGCTCTGGCAAAAGACCCTTCGGCTTCAGGATTGGGATATCGAATACTCCATCGTGCGGTTGTCCGGAATGTCGGATCCCGGGCACCGCGGGGAGATCGAATATCTGCTCAACGAGGCAACAGTTCGCATTTTGAACCACCGTGACTGGGAGCATCCCGGTTACGACATGGAAAAGACACTCGTTCATGAGTTACTCCATCTTCGTTTCAAGGTCTACGACGAGTACGTCGAAGGCCATTCGGAAAGGCTTGAGGCTCTGGAAGTTTCAATCGATGTTACGGCCAGACTTCTGGTAGATATGGCGCGACAAACGCCCGATTTCTACCCAAAACGGGGTCGAAAACTTGCACCCCGCAAGTAACCTTTAAATAGGTGGACCCAGTTCCGCCTCTGAGTAATCCGATCACTCAACAAGCAGTTCCCTACTTTCGGACACATACCCAATATGAAGCGTTTTCCCAACAGCCGCATCCTCCATGGTGACGGCACGCCACCCAGTGGCGAAGGCACTCCCCCTGCAGGACAGCTCGACGCTGCCGGCGTGCAGAAGCTCATCAACAACGGAATCGCGGCGTTTGCGAAAAACGAACTTCCGAGGCTGTTTGATCCGTTCAGCACTCAGCTCACCGGCCTCGGGGATTTGCTTAAGCAAATGAACGAGCGCACCCCTAGCACTCCGCCGAGCACTCCGCTGAATAAGCAGGATGGCAACACTCTTCCCCCGGAAACCAATCAGTTGATCCAGGGCCTGAAGAAGGAAGTGGAAACGCTTCGGGCGTCGCAGACGCAGGAAACCGAAAAGCGTATTGCTGCGGAGAAGAAGGCCCTCGACACCGATCAGGAGTCGAAGGTTCGCGCGGCGCTGAAAGGTTTCGATTTCGCGACCGAAGATGCCGCGGAAGACGCCTACACACTCGTCAGCAAGATGATCACGCGCTCGGAAGATGGGAACCTCGTCAGTTCCGACAATCTTCCCTACGACAGTTTCATCAAAGATTTCATCCCGACCAAAAAGCCGCACCTCCTCGCCCCGGTAAACCGGTCTGGCGCGGGTGCGACGGCCGGCACCGGTCGGCAAACCGGACGTACTTCTGTGGACATCGCGGATATCAAACCCGGCGCGTCCAAAGAGACGCTCGCTGCCGCTGGCTCACAAATCAGGGCTCTTATCGCAGAGGCCAACGGCTCCACTCGGTAGTCGTACACAGAGCGCGTTCTGCGCTCCTTTCAGGACCATTTAAATGGCTGGTATTACAAGCGCAAATCTCGCGCAGGCAATCGTCAAACTCGTGGCAGCTCAGGGTCTTCCGGCACTGCATGGCTCCCTCGTCATGGGTTCTCTCGTCAATCGTTCCTACGAGCCGACTTTGGCTCAGGCCGGTGACACCGTCAACATCCCCATTCCCCCGTCGATGGTTGCAAACAACATCGCGGAAGGTGGCTCCGTTCAGAGCCAGAACCCGTCGCTCGGCAACGCGCAGGTTGTTCTCAACACCCACGCCGAAGCGACCTTCCAGATTCCCGACGTCGCTCAGGCCCTGGTTGGCGCCGACAGTGGCAACTTCGATCTGCTGAACAAGTACATGCAGCCGGCGATCATCGCGATTGCCGAAAAGATCGAGTCGGATCTGCTCAACCTCTACACCAACCTGACGGCAAACACCGCGGTTGGTACCGGCAACACGACCATCACCGAAAGCGCCATTGACCTCGCCGAAAAGAGCCTGTTCGACGCCAAGGTGCCGGAATCCGAGAAGAAGTACATTGTCGGGTCGAGCCAGTTCTACACCGATCTCCGCCAGATCTCGCGCTTCACCGAACGTCGCACCATTGGCGACGGCGGCCCGATCGCGACCGGCAAGGTCGGCGAGATCAAGGGTTTCGACGTCTACCGCTCGCAGTTCGTCGCCAAGCCTTCGACGACCACCTACAACGTGGCCTTCGCTCGCGATGCGTTCGCTCTCGTCATGCGCAAGCTGCCTTCGCCCATCCCCGGCACCGGCGCCATTGCCGATTACGCCGAAATGGGTAACTTCGGCATGCGCATCGTCATGAGCTATGCGCCGAACACGCTGGCCCAGCAGTTCACCGTGGATTGCCTGTATGGTGCCGCGGTTCTTCGCAACGTCTTCGGCACGCAGCTCCTGAGCTAGTCGCCGCGCAGTAAACATATCGGGGTCGCCCCTCGCGGGCGGCCCCCACCAAGTAGGTGGACTCCTGCCAAATGACATCAAAAGAATTCTGGAATTACGTTGACGAGAAAGCGGCTGAATTGCGCGCCGAAGCGACTGTTCGTACGAAGACCTACAAGAAGACTGGCAACATTGCTGACCTGGAAGGCCAGCCCGAGAACGGCCACTCCCTGTATATCGTTTCCCGCAAGGCTCTCCGCCAGGGAGTTTCCGGTGGTCACGTTGTCGAGACCAGTATCCGGCTCGGCGCTCAGCGAATCGTCGAGGAGACGCACGAGGTCGCGACTGCGGAACAGATCCAACAGTTCCTTCTCAGCCGCACAACGGAACGCGAACAACTGATGAAGGATGAAGAATTCCGGAATCGCCACAACGCGCCCAAACTCACCGTCGTCGTCAACCAGGACGGCACCGCAACTGCAGTGCCCGGGCTCAAAGCCACGAAATAAGCTCTCACCCCATCAGGGGAGGAACAACAAATGACCATCACCCCCATTCAGGCGAAGGTGACCAAAACCGCGACCTTCAACGGTTCCGGTGTCGACGTCAGCGGCATCAGCGGCGACTGGACTCTCGTTCTCGATGTCCAGACCGTCGTCGGTGACACTGCCGTGCGATTCGGTTTCCAGGACACTGTCGACGCCTTTACCACTCCCCTGGCCGGCCCCACGGTGTCTGTCAGCGGCGCGGTTGCGCTCGCCAACTCTCGCCGGTTCACCTTCAAGAAGTATGACTTCCCCGGGTTGCGATGCGGCACGGCATCGGCGCAGTTGCGACTTGCGGTTCTGGCGATTACCGGAACGTCGCCGTCGGTAACCTACCAGGCATGGCTGGAGTACTAACCCAGTGACCCGGACCTTCGTTCAGAGGCTGCGGACTGTCGTTCAGGGGAGGAGCGCGAATCTCGCCTCCTCCACGAACGCCACTCCCATCGTCGCCACGCGCACCGCAGCTTCCACCATCAATGTGGCGTCAGCGTCCAACACCACGCCCATCGTCATTGGCACCGCCACCGCGCACGGGTTGCGTAATGGCGACTTTGTGACCATCGCGTCGGTGGGCGGCAATACGAACGCCAACGCGAATTGTTACGTGCTTGTTGTCGATTCGTTCACGTTCCAGATTTTCGACACCTCCTTCAACCCGATTGCCGGCAACGCAGCGTATACCTCGGGCGGCACCGTCACTCCCTGGCTCTTCCAGGATGGCGACTGGGTCACCGTGGCGTCGCACGCTGTCAACACGAACGCAAATGGTACCTGGGCCACCTCGTCGAGTTCAGCCACCGTGCAGACCCTCATTGGCCGCAACGACGCGACCAACAGCGTCGGTAACGGTGTGGGTACGGCCAGCGGTACTGTCACACACGCCGGCCAGGTGTTCAGCCCTTCGCTCGATATTTCCGGCCTCAGCAACCTGAATCCCAGTCTCCGGATTCGTGTTCGCAGTCTGGATGCCGGCGCGAAGGTGATGTTTTCGGTTCACGATTCCGTCGACTCTTTCGCAAACTGGGTTCCCAACGGATCCCGGGTTGTGCAGGGAGGCATCAGCAAAAGCGCCATGTGGGAGGACACGATTCCATATCGTGAACTGATCCGCGTGCGCTTCGGTACCGCGAGCGCGAAACTTCGTCTGCATACCGTCGTTGACACAGGTGCGGCGGTCGAGTTCGATGCTTTTCTCGAGTATTAACCCAACCGTGGCGCGGAATATTCACACGCTGTCGAGAGTGCTCATGGTGCTCTCGGCAGCGGTTGCCGCGCTCGCCTTCATGAGGTAACGACCAAAATGCTCTGGACCGACGCTTTTTTTGTCAACACTTCCGATCTCGTGTCACTGGACCCTTCGGTCGTCGAAGAAGCCCAGGCCCAGGGTGTTTTGGTTGAAGGGCAAAACAGCATCATTCACCGCTCGCTTGAAGAGGCTGGCCGAACGGTAATGGGGTGGATGTCCAACTGGGCCGGTTTTCTCGCCGGCGATTCCCTGTCAGCAAATCATCTTCAGGCAGTGTTCAATATTGGCACCCCTGCCGTGCAGCGTAGCCGCGTCCTTTTGGACAATCTTGTCATTAACGGGGTGAACGCAAACTACTGGTCTGAATTGAAGGCGTGGGTGGCGTACCTCTGCCTGGTCAACGTCTATCGCGCCGCTTCAAATCGAGCGCAAGACGATCGGTATGAGGAAAAGCGAAAGCAGTTCCGGCAGGAGCAGCAGTTTCGAATTGAGCCTCAGTTGAGACTCGCCGGTCTTCCAGTGGTATACAAGCCCATGGCAGCCCCGGGCGCCGTGATGGCGCACAACTCAGGATCCTGGGTAGCGGGTCAGACGACCGGAACGGGGACCACAGGGGGCTCGTTTGACGTCGCAATCACCTACCTCGACAATACCCAGTCAGTGAACAACGAGTCACACCCTTCAGCGGTGCAGACAGTTGAAGTGACCGCCGGTAACGTCGTATCGGCCGACATCACCAATCTCGTTCCCCCCACCGGCCGCGGCAGCGTCGAAGATATCGCTCGAGCCATCATCACCCCCCTGACCGCCACCCATTGGAATATTTTTGTGGGACCGGTGAGCGGCACCCTTCGCAAGCAGAACACCTCTCCGATTCCGATTGCTCAAAAAGTATTTACGTTGACCGGTGACCCGACAACTACTGGATCTCCGGTTGGTCAGGGGCAATACGTCAATCAGTACCTCACCATTCCAAATCTGGTATTCCGGGGATGACACCGAAGCAGCTAATCGACCAGCACAACGCAGCAGTTCAGCGCGCGGCGGCCGATCTTCAGGACTCCATGTCCGACGTGGCGAAGAAGGCTGTTTCTGCGGTAATCGTCTATTTGCTGGCGAGGTTAGTTACGCGGGATGGAAAAATTCTTGCTACGGCTGACAATGCCAAACTTCTCAGCCAGGTAGCAGACTTGCTGAACAAAGCGATGGTGGAGGCAGGGTTAGATTCGGCCTTGGCCGATTTCAGCTCGCAGTTTGATTTACAGGTCGGAGCCTATCAAACCCTTCTCCAAACACTTCGCATGCCCGTGGCCGAGCTCCCAGCTTCAAGTGAGAGGTTCCTGTCAGAGCATCGCGTTGCGATAACTCTGTCGTTCCTGGGTCTCGCTCATACGTTTGCATCTGATATGCGCGACCGGGCGCTGCTTGCCATCAATCAGACCACCAACTCACTTACGTCGGAACTTCTCAATCACGTTGATCGGATTTCGGCCGCATTTGAGCGTGAAGCCTCTTCTTCCCTCTTTGAGCATTACCGGCTGGCCGGTGATATTCTCACCACCATCCTTGCTACCACTACTCGTAAGCCAGTGTTGTTCGTTTACGATGGCCCGAGCGCGGCGGATCCCAAAATTCGGCCCTTCTGTGCGGCGTTGATGTCTCAAGCGGAACGCGGAAAAGTTTGGACCCGGGCGGAAATCAATGAGTTGGACAACGGAATGCTCCCAAACGTCTTTGTGACGTGCGGCGGGTTCAATTGCCGGCATCAATGGAGGCCCACCAATGCCGATCACGGCGACGTTAAACGGTAACTCTAACCTCACACTCTCGATTGACAAAGGCCCAATAATTCAAGCAGGGGATCTTCTGTATGCGATGGACCGTCAGGCAGATCGCATCTACGATCGCACGGTTCACCAGAATGTAGATTTCGCCGGGAACTCATTTACCCCGTACAACGACACTCACCCCTATTACTGGTACCCATTTGGGTCGTTGGGAAGTCGGCAGTACGCGCGCCTGAAGAGTGTTCGGGGTTTGGCGCAGAAGCACGACACGAAGTCGACGCCATCCGGGGGCATTCGGTTCGATTCCTACGCCGCATTTAAGCGAGCTCTCGGTCGAGTTGGAGTAGATCTGTTCGGACCATCCGACCCGCACATGATGAACGCCATGGCGATCTTTGTGAACGGTGTCTACTTTCCACTGCATGGTGGGAATTACGACAACTACTACGTCCCCGCAACGAGCATCGTTTTGGGTATCTACGGTCCCAAGGGGAAGCTGGCGGAGTTTCACAACACCGGCATGGGCTCTAATCCAGAGAGGCGTTTTTTCGCAATCAGTTCTCAGGATCGGGATGACATTTTGAACGACGTGATTGAGCGCATTAAGCGGAGGCTCGTGTGAAGGCTGTTCTGGACGCAGTAGTTAACCAACTGGCAGATGAGACTTACGGGCTTAATCCGACCCTCGCAACTGTTTCGGAAGATCACGGGGTTAACGCCTTTCAAATTGATTTCTCGCCGACCTCCACCAATTTCTTCAGAGCTCAGATGGTTCCCGACCAGGCTGAGGTGGCAAGCACTTTGCGGGGGAACTGGGTGGCGGCATTTATCGCCGGTGGCACTAACTTGATGCAGCAGCGATCCCTGACGTTCAGCGGTTCAGTACGGGTGGGGTTGGACGTTCACCTTTACTATTTTGAGAATCAGTTGTTCAACGCGGAAGACAACGCGAATGCACTCGTCTACGCGGTCAATCAGGTGATGAACCGAATCACTAATCAGCATTGGACTGACGAGGTTGTTTACACCGGCGGCTTCAATTGGACGACATTTCAACTGGTTCCATCAACCCGCAAATCACTGAGGCAAAGCATTCGCTTTCAGTTCAATTTCGAATATCACAAGGAGTAAGGATGACGTTCAAGTTTTTTGGCTCGACGACTTTGATTGACGGGGTCGCGAAGCTTCGCACCCTCGGGCAGGAAGTTGATCTGGACGACCAGTTCGCGCGCGAGATCGCGAAGAATGGTGGCGTTTCGATCCTTCCGGCAGAAGCTTTTGATCAGGCCGGCATCACGGCTGACGAGCTGACGAAATATCCCAAACCGGCCGACCTCCCGGGCGCCCCGCGCGAGTTCCAGGACAAGGTCGAGATGCTGCACATGCTTCAGGCTGAGTGGCTCGCAAACCCCAGCCAGCAGCAACTCCCCCTGTAAAGGGGCACTGCTCTTACGGAGCAACGGCCGATAATCGGCGAAACAGAGGAGCGTCCATCGGATGCCCTATTCTCTTGTAAATCTCAGCCGGCTGTATCTGCAGATCCAGTCGGCATTCGGCACCATTCCGAATAGCAGCGGCACTGCAACAGTGGCTGCGTCCAATGCGTGCAAACACATCAGTTTTGACAGCCAGAATTCGGTGGCGTCTCTGGTTCGCCGCGACCGCACCGGTACTCGCACGGCGACTCAGGCGGCATCTGGTCGCCGGCACTCGAGCTGGAATGGTGAATGGTCCTGGTCGCCCAACGGCACTCAGGCTGTTGTCCCTGACGTGGATCCCGTTCTTCAGGCCACCTTCGGTCAGGCCGCTACGACTACAGCGGTAGGTACGTCGGCCGCCGGCGCTTCCACTGCGGCCACACCCAGCGTGTTGACGGTCACCGGGCATGGTCTTGGTTCCGCTGGCGTATATGTTGGTATCACGCTCAGCGGTCACTCCACGAGTCTCAACGGCCCGTGGGTTGCTCAGATCGTGGACGCCAACAGCCTCACTCTGATCGGCTCTACCTCTTCGATGGGTGGCGGCACGGGTGGCACCATTCAGAAGGGTTGCGTGAAATACGCTCTCAGCGACAACATCATGTCGTTCGTCGCGTATCAGTTCCGCCAGCCGTCGACCATCAATCAGCGCGTCAGCTTCGGCAACGTGGTCTCGCGCGCGACGTTTAACTTCGGTGCTGACGTCGCGGAGTTCACCGCCGAGGGTGAGGGTCTCTGGACGCTGGAAACCGATCTGTTCTCCGGAGCCGACACCTATCAGAAGGGTGGTTTGACGGCGATGCCGTCGGAACCAGCCAGCCCCGTGACCAACGGCCCCCTGGTTGCCGGCTTCACTGGCAAGGCAATTCTCAATGGCGGCCAGATCGCCGAAATGCGGACCTCTTCGATCACCATCAACACCGGTAATCAGGCGATCAAGGATCTGTTCGGCTCCTACTACCCCGATTCGGCCGAAGGTGACGAGCGAAACATCGAACTCGCATTCTCGATGTACGAAGCTGACACCACTGCCCAGCAGACGCTTCGCCAGTACGGTGTGAGCAAGACTGCATTCGATGTGGTCCTTCAACTCGGTACCGTTTCGGGGGCCACGCTGCTGGCGCTTCTGCGCGGCGTGCAGATCGATCCGCACACGATGGACGGCGGTCAGCGCCGGTTCGTCAACAACCTCCGCGGTCGTGCCTATGGTTCCGGTTATGGCACGAAAGACGAAGTCACGTTCTTCATCGTCTAGTGTCCGGGTCGAAGTTTGATCGTGTTGTGGTGCTCCTGGCGATCCTCATCGTCGGGAGCATCGCAACCATCCTGGCCCTCACCGGAAAAGGGACTGAGATCAAAGCGGTAATGGATGGTCTCAACTTTCCCCTCGGCACTTTGTCGGGGATCGTTGGGTCGAATTATTTGCGCCGCCGGCGCATAAACAGGGAGAGCAATGTACAATCTGTCGACAATCGAAACGCACGACTCGGCGGCGATGCCGGGAATCAAATTCCGCCTGAAGCGGATCACCGAGCCCCTGCGGCAGGAGTTCCGTCAGGAGATCGCTAACTTCAACGATCAGCTTGAAGAACTTGGTGAAGAGGCGACGGTTCTTGAAACGCCCGAGCAGAAGAAGGATCCGGAAAACCGGAAGCGGTTGAGATTCCTCAATCGGGAATACAACCAAATCATCGACCAGAAAATCAACCCGGCGTGGATCAAGAGCTTTCTCGTCGATGTCTCGGGGCTTACGGTCGGTGGTGACGAACTCACAACCCCAGACCAGATCATTAACCAGGCACCTCAGGCGCTTTACGCGGAGATCCTGAGTCAGATCAAAGAGCGCGCGGCGCTCGGCGGGGCTGAGGTAAAAAACTCCGAGTCGGCTTCCACATCCTCCGCTCCCGTGGATGGTCCGACAGCAAGTACAACTGCGTAACCTGCAGGGAGGAGCGGTACTACACCGCGAGAAACTGCAAGTTTTTCCCGAATCAGAAACGCAACGAAGGTTACCGCTGGACGCCCAGTTATCAGACGTCCAGCGGTGAGTCGTATACCGTTCCTGACATAGAGATTAATGAGTGTCCGACCTCCTTCATTACGCCAAAGACCAAAATGATCCTGCAGGGATACCAGCGGTCTAAGCGCGCGTGGGAGGGAGCCGGCATTCAATCTCACCGGCCCGGGGAAATTCTTGCGCGAGAGATGGACGCCATAATCACCATCGAGACTGAGCAGGTTCGTCTCGATAACGCTCGGATGGCCGCCGAGTACGCCAACTCGCCGAGGGGCTCCCAGGACGATGAGTGACCAGAATGTACAGATCGGGATCAATGTCAAGCAGACGAACCCCGAGGCGATCGACCAGGTAAAAAAGAGTCTCAAGGGCCTCGGCGAAGAGGCGAAGAAGCAGTCGGAAAGCATAGACGCTTCGGCTGACAAAATGAGCAAGTCTCTTGATCGTGTTGCTCAGGGCGCGAAGAACGCTTTGACTGAGGCGGAAAAAGAATTTGCCAAGTTTTCCAAGATGTGGGACTCAGCTTACGCTGAAAACGCGCGACGCGACCGGTCTTTCCTTCAAGCGTGGGATGACGCGCACAAAGATAATGCTCGCAGGGTTAAGGAATTCTCTCAGGCTTGGGACGTAGCCCACGCTGAAAACGCTCGTCGCGCTCGTGAATTTGCACAAGCGTGGAATGCGGCTCACAAAGAGAATGCTCGTAGGTTGGATGAGAGCGCAAAGAAAGCGGAGACTTTCTCCCAGGCATGGAATAACGCTCATCAGGAAAACCATAAACGCACCGCTGATTTTCTCAAAATCTGGGATCAGGCACACGCCGAAAATAACCGGCGAACCAAGGACTTTTCCCGCTCATGGGACGAGGCTCATACTCAGAATGAGAATCGCACGCGCAAGCTGGCGAAACTTCAACTTGAAGCTTTTGCCGAAGATCAAAAGCGTAGAAAACAAGCCGCTGCTGAAGCCAAGAAAGCGGAATGGGAAGAAGGTCGGTCTCAGAATCGAGTAGCTCGGTCTGCGCTTCTTCCGTTCCTCGGAGCGGGTGCTAATAATCTTGGCCCTCTCGGTCGAGTGGCTGTTACGGCCGGATCATTTGCTGCAGGTACTCCGGGTGGTAGTTACGGCCCCGTCGGTCTGCTGTCCGAAGCGTCGACGATTCTTTCGAGCATCGGCCCTGGCGCGATTGCCGCGACGGCTGGTGCGTTCATCACCGTCGAGGTGCTGAAGCAACTCTACCAGTTTACCAAAGAGTCGGCAATGGCCGCTCAGGAACTGACCAACCTCTCGTCGCGCCTCGGGCTAACTACCGCTGAAGCGGAGAAGCTGAAAGACGCTGCGGCGATCACCGGCATCAATATCAACGTCCTCGAGGGCGGAGCGCGCCACCTGGCGTCCGCTATTGAGGAACCCACCGGTGCCGGCAAGCGGGCGGCAGAATCGCTCGCGAAGCTGGGAATTCGCACGCGCGAACTCAACGGTGAGGCCCGGGAATCCGGCCCCGTACTGGTCGAGTTCCTCGAGAAGCTCTCAAAGATCCCGAACACGACCGACCGCATTCAACTTGCGTCGGTGGTGCTCGGCCGCGGCGCCAAAGAACTCCTCCCCCTGATCCAGAACTACGACAAGCTGCGTCAGACGGTGAAGGGTTTCGAGGGGTTAGCGCCCCTCGACGCAACCGCAAAACTAAACGAAGCTGCTGAGAAGATAAATGAACTCTCGATTGCGTGGGAGAAGTTCAAGAAGGGTCTGGCGACAGAACTCGCCCCCATCACAATTAAGGTGGTCACCGCGCTTACCCCAACTGAGGGGAAGGTGTCAACATCTTCAGCCGTATCGACGATGTTCTCTGCGTTTCTTTCAACTCCACAAAAGCTGGCGCAATCGTTAGGCTCTAGCGCCGAATCGTCACCCATCTTCAAATCCGCAGTACGCGACCCGTTCAGAGCCTACAGCAGATCGCTCGCGCCAATCTTTAACCTCGATCCTACCGGGGGCGCGTACGGCGCAGAGAAGCGCTTTCTCGAAGGTGTGGGTGGATCAGCGCTCAGTTCACTCGACAGATATCGCACCGGCCCAGGTTTACCCGGAATCGTTGACGGCTCCAGCCTGGCGGCTTCCGAAGAGGCTCGAATTTCCAGAAGTCAGGCTGAAGGCTTCAAAGCCAAACAGCTCGGCTCTGATGAAGACGCCATTTCGGCCAGGATTAGCGAACTCAAAGACAAGAAGAAGGAACTCGAGAACAAACTGTCCGATACCCTCAACCCCCTGGGTAGAGCGGATCGCCCTAAAGTCGACAGCGATTTCAGGGAGACAAGCCGAGATCTAAACCGTCTCGAAAACCTCCTAAAGTCGATCCAGAAAGCGAAAGGTTTTGCTGAAGAGATCAAACGCGAACTCGACGAGCTTACCAAGCTGGCGGATGAAAGTGAAGCGAAAAACGTCGGCGACAGTACTGTCGCGGCTCGTCGAGCACAACTCTTTAAGAATCCAGCATACGCGAATAACCCCAAAGCCCGAGCAGCAGCAGACGTTCAGTTTGCTCGCATACAGGCCTCCGACGACGCAAAGGAACGAGCCGCGATCACCGAGCGCCGGAATGGTCTCAACAATCAGACCGCGCTGAATGATATCACTCACACGCAAGCCTTAGCCCGCCAGAATACCCGGTATCAGTTTGGGGAAGAAGGCGGAGCCGATTCAATCGCGGCAGACTATCGCTCAGCGATCAATGAAGCTAACCAGTTTCACTCGGTGGCGATTACTGTCGCGGCTGATATCGCGGATAAGAAGCGACGTCAGGAAGCGATCGATATCGCTGACGCGAAGTGGATCAACCAGCTTAAAGACGCGGAGTATGAGAAGGAAAAAGCTCTTCTGGAACTTGAGCACAAGCGTACGCTTGAGGCTGAGGAACAGCAGAAGAAGATTCGCGCGACGCTGACTTCAGCGGCGAAAAGCGAGTTGGGTAAAGACTTCTCTCACGCCGGCCGATTGGCTGAGTTGCGCGCCGGGTTCGGCCAGGGCGCCTTCGGAGAACTTCAAGCTCAGGCTCAGCGGTTACAGTATTCGCGCCAGCTCTACAACATCGAGTTGGGGATCGCGAGCCAGATCGAGAAGGAAGATGACCGGAAGCTGGCTCAGCTTCAGGCGTACATCGATCTGAAGAGCCGGGAGCGTGATGCTGAACGGGAGCACGAGATCAAACTCGCTGAACTCCGGAAGCAGCAGATCGACAAGGTTCGCGACGACGCCGGCAAGGTGTACGACGCACTGACGACCAAGGGTTTCCGGGGTATCGGCGACATCCTGACCGCGCAGTTGAAGGTCGTCGGTCGCACGGTGTTTCAGAACGTGGCAGCCGAAGCCTTCAAGGGCGGGCAGGGCCTTGGCCTGGATCGGATCTTTGGCGGTGCCGCGGGGCAGACCTCGCGGGACGCTAAAGGTAACATCCAGTTAAACGGCCTTGGCCGAATTTTGGCCGGTACACCGTTCGGTGTCGACACCCAGAAGATTGCCCTTCAGGAAGAGGTTGCGACGCGCAAGGACAACACGGCTGCGCTGATCGACCTATCTGCAGTTCTTCGGCAGATCGCCTCCGGAACCTCGGTATCAGGAGTCACTTCCATTCCGGGGGCGGTTGGGGGAATCCCCAACCTGCTGAGTGGCATCCCGGGCCTCGGAGGCATCTTCTCCGGTGCCGACCCCAGCAATCCCCTGATCATGCACGCGACTGGCGGCTCCGGTCTGGGCTCACTACTTGCACCCCTCGGTAAAGTGATGGGTGGGGGCAAATCTCTGGGGAGCTTCTTCGGTGGAGCCTCCACGGTATTTGGATCTCATGCACTCGATACCGTGCTGGGAACGGATTATTCCATTCCCACTGGCGACGGGACGGCGACCACCGCAAAAGCCGCGGGGAAGCTGTCCACTGCGTCGAGAATCGGTGCCGGCGTTGGTCTCGGTCTGCAGGTAGGGACTGGTATTCTTCAAGCGTTTTCCGGCTTCAAGCAGGGTGGCGCGAAAGGAATCATGTCGGGTATCGCCGGTGCGGCGGGGGCGATTGCTCCCTTTACCGGGCCAGCAGCTCCCTTCATTGAAGCCGGCGCTGCCATTCTCGCAACGGTCGGGTCGCTCTTTGGAACCAGCAAAGAGAAGTACCAGAAGAAGTTGGACAACGAGCTGAATGCGGCGCGCTTTGTCGCTCCGCTTTCTCAGACTCGGACGTCGGACACATCTGGCTTCTACTCCGACTACAATTACCTGGGGCAGCGCAGGAAATCAACCTTCCTGCCAACTCCTCAGATTGAGCAACCTTTCATTGACGTTTGGCACACGGGAGGTTGGCTGAACGGGACCAACACTTACACCAATATTCCGGGTGGGGTGAAGGCTCCTTACACGCCGACGTCACCCAAAGCTAACGTCGTGGTGCAGATGAACGTGAGCACGATGGACGCTGCCTCCTTCCGGACGGCGGCCCCCAAGATCGCGACAGCTCTGCACGATGCAATTCGAGCCGGCGGGGCCGAATCGCTGGTTGACTCGCTACAGAAAAGGATCGTCCCCAAATAAATGGCTGGAGCATTCCCCACTCTCACCACCGGACACGTCACGATGTATCCGGTGGTGAGAGGACTCACATTCCCGACGAAGGTGGTGCGCTTCCTGGACGATACCGAGCAGCGGTGGGCGTCGGGCCCACCGCTCAACAAATTCACGCTGACGACGAGCCACATCAAATGGACCGACGTTCAGAACCTGCAAAACTTTTTCATCACCCAGAAGGGGGCGTTCGATTCAACCTGGACATTCTCGATCAACTCGGTGACCTATTCCAACATGGTGTTCGATAGCGACATCTTCACCTACACCGAAGTGTCGCCCGGGAAGTTCAGCGTGTCGCTCCAAATCAGCCAGACGCAGCCGAGTGGTAGTTATGCGACTGGCGTATCTGCGGTGTACCCGAAGATTCGCAGCGGCAACATCATCGCGCAGTTCCCGGTGGGTACCGCGCGAACGTTCCTGACCACAGGAGTCACGTCGCCGGCCGGGTTGCGGTACAGCTACTACTGGCGCTCCAGTCCGAGAGTCTCATTCCCCCTGCAGTATTCGAGCGTGTCTGACGCCGATTGTGCAGTGCTGTTCGATTTCTATACGTCCATGTTCGGCAACCTGCGGACGTTCAGTTTTGTGGACCCGGTGACCGGGGATTCCTACGCGAAGTGCCGCTTTGGCATGCAGTCGCTTGAGCGCACTTTTCTCGAGCCTGATCAAAACACCATCAATGTCCTTGTGGAGGCAATACCTTGAGCACTGTCACCAGCGTCGTCGCTAACGAAACCGCATTACAACCGATCCTCTTTACCGCCGTGCGTTTTCCGGATCCTGGTGGGGCTCAGGCGTATGGTCTTGTTTCAGGTGGTGGCGTTTCGACTGGTGTCGTAGTCAATGGTGGTGTGGGTTATACCTCTGCCCCGACCGTCAGCATCCTCGGTGACGGTGTGGGCGCCAAAGCTGTCGCGGCAATCGCAGCGGGCGCAGTGACGTCGGTTACCATTACCGCGACCGGCACTGGTTACACCTGGTGCCTGATCGTGTTCGGTGACGTTCTACGCCTTGCGACACACCCTTTCAATACCGCTGAAGGTGGGGTGCAGTATGGCGGCTATGACTGGCTCGGCCGGATCATGTCGCAGGACATCGACGCCGTTCAAGCCATGGAAGAAAACGGCATTGACCGCGTCCCTCGTGTGACTCTCCACCTGATCGACCCGGACAAGTACATCTGGACGAACTATGAGATGAACGCTTCGCGCGGGTTTAAAGGCGCTGAGCTGCAGATGGATCTCGCGTTTTTTGATCGCCAGACTAGCACCTTCACGACTGACTATGTGACGAAGTTCGTCGGTCTTTGCGAACCGCCCGAAGCTGACACGTCCATGATGACGTTGGTCGCCGCGACCCGCAACAACACTCAGCAGACTTTTCTCCCCCCTGTCCGGATCAGTTCCCGCTGCCCGTGGATCTTCCCGGGTGACGTGGCGTCGCAGATTGACTCGACGAACGTTGACTCGATCTTCTACCGTTGTGGCTACAACCCAACTGGCGGGTCAGGCACCGCAGGCTTCAGCGACTGCACCTACACCAAAACAGCATGTCAGTCCCGCGGCATGTTCACCATTGGTCGCTTCGGGGGTATTACCTTCGCTCCTCCGCAAAATTGGCGCGGTAAGTCCTTCCTCGAAGGCAAATACATCGAAGGGGTTAACTCGATCAATGACGCGAAGTGGAGTGAACCTTACCCGCTTCTCTACGGCGCCACCTGGGTGCAACCCCCTGTCATGAACGTCCTCGGCGACGCCAACAGCACCCGGTTTGAAGTGGTTCTGTGCGCTGACCAGTTGAGGGGTTCAGGTACTACCGATCCCGGTTCGGTGCAGAAGGTCATCGTCAATGATACCCAGATTCCATTCGTACCGTACTCCCCTGACAAGAACACTTTCCGGTGGGAATGGGTGACGAACGGCAAACGTAACGGCTCCCCTTGCGCCGACAAATTGTATGATTCGAAGGGTGATCCTTACGGCTCACTAGCCACCATTGAAATTTGCGTCCCGCGCTCGCTTGCCGATTCATCGAGCGCGCCCAAAGTTGATGTTCTGATTCAAGGCCCTCAGATCCACAAGTTTCAGGGGATTTCGAGCATCACGGTGACGGGTGGGGTTGGCGTGGCAACGCTCGTCGGGACGAATCTCGACATTGCGTCGACCGATCCAACCTACACCATTACCATCAGCGGGAACTCAAACTCGGCTCTCAACGGAACGTGGCCGATTCTGAATGCCTCCACGTCGACAACGTTTTCCTTTACGACAACGGCTTCCAACGGCACGAGTTCGGGCGGCTTTGTCCGTTACCGAATCGAAACCGACAACCCGGCGTGGATTCTGGCCGACGTTTTGATCAAGACCAGGTTCTCGTGGGATGAGATTGATCTGCAGAGTTTCATTGACGCCGCGGCGATCGCGGACACGCAGATCAACTACCTCGATTCCACCGGAACTCCGACAAATCTGGATTCCGACGGCGCGGCCCATAAGCGGTTTCGTTATTCGTTTTCTCTTCGGGATCGGACGTCGGCCGCGGAGGTGATTCGCTCTATTCGCGCCGGCTTCAACGCATACCTCAGTTGGAACAACGGTCGTATCCGGGTGGACATCGAGCGAAGCCTGGGTGAGCAACAGCCAGCAGCCATCACTGGCAGTAACAACGCTTCACCCATCACCTCAATTGCGTACGACGGATCCAGCAAGAACGGCTACTCAGCTTACGACTTCGGCCCGTCGAGCATTAAGCGCGACGACCAGGGAAACAGCACGTTGAGGGTCTCGCGCTCGCAGAGCGCCAACTCACCAAATAAAATCTCGTTCTCGTTCATGGATAAGGAAAACCTCTGGCAGCAGGATGTGCTGAACGAGGTCGAGCCGGATGACGTGACGCGAACCACGGTGGAATATGAGCAGACGCTCAACGTGCGGGGACCGAATACCTTCGACCACTGCCAACGGATTGCAGCCACCTATCTCGCGAAGGTCCACCGGGGCAATCCGGCGGGCGACACGCGCGGCACGATTTCCGTTTCATTCGATACCACGTTCCGAGCTCAGCATCTTCGTGTCGGCCACATCATCCGCGTGACTGACGCGCAGCACGGCTTCAGCAACCAGATGTTCCGGGTCCGGAAGATCTCCGCGACGACGAACTTTGAAGGCATGACCATCGAAGCGTCGTGGCACTATGACGGCTGGTACCAGGATGCCTACGGCCAGGTTGCGCAGGAAACGCTGGGCTCGCTTCGCCTCGATCTGACCGACCGGGCGCCGCTCGTGTGGTGCCCGAATCAAACGACCCCGCCAGCAAACGACCCCCTGTACAGCCACACCGAGCGGACCTTTGCACTTGCGGCGGTTGCCACAGAGAAGGACGCAGCGGGCAACCCGGTGGTAGTACTCAGTATCGTCGGCAAGGCTCCCGTGAATTCTTTCGGGACCAGCCGACCGCCGAACATCTCCAACCAGGCGACAGTAGCAAGCACTGGCGGGAGCCTTACGGGCAACCGCAGTTACTACCTGGCCGTGTGCTCTGTCGATTCAGCCGGCGCATATTCAGCGCCAAGTTTCCTGACTCGAGGGGATGCTGTTGGGGCTGGCTCTGCGTTTACTCAGACGGTGCAGCTTCGAACCTGGGATGCGAATGCAGTTTCAGGTGTGCTGTTTGCCGGGGTGGATCCGCGGCGAATGTCGTGGCAAGCAGACCTGACGGGAACTCCATCGTCAGCGACGTTGACATCACTAAATGATGCATATTCGGGGATGCCCGATTTGCTTGCGCAGAAGTTGAGGGTGAAGATCCGGCGGGTAATCCATTCCGGACCCTTCGGCGCGGCGCTGACCGGTGTGGGAAATCCAACCTTCACTATTGCAGGGGCTGGCTGGACGACCAATCAGTGGGCTGGGTACTCGTGCTCGGTGCTGGGTCAGGTTGCTGGAGGATTTCTTTCAGTCCTGAACTACAGCGTGGTCTCAAACACCGCGACGACGTTGACGTTGAATCGTAATCCGTTGACCGACGGCGTCGCTGTCGGTGACGTGTTGTGTATGCGTTCAAAGATTTCGGTGTCGGGGAATACTTTCAGTGACGCGAACTGGACAAATAGTTTCGCCACTGGTGGCCTGACAGCAAACGCTGAAGTGGGTAACCATTACACGGTCATTTCTGGTACCGGGCGCGGTCAGTCGCGCCTAATCACCGGGAATACTTCTACTTCAATCACCACGTTGCCGTTTGCTACACCTCTCGATTCTACCAGCGTGGGCATTGTTGAATCGGCCGCAGCAGATTCTTCCGTTGACTCACCCCTTATATCTAATACTAGCCTCACGGCACAGATTGAATTGAACCCTGAGGTCAGCAATTATGTGGGATGTGTGATCTCTGTGCGGGTGCTAACTGTGGCGGCCGATGATACCGAAAGCGATGAAGCTCTCGCTCCAATGCGAGAGATTTACCTTTTCGGTGCAATTCGATCAACAGTTCCATTGGGGCAGGTAACGGTGAGCACCACACCGTATGCGGTTACCGGCTTGGAGGATGTGATCACACTTCAGACTGGGTCGTCAGTTGTTAATTTACCGGCACTCACTCTTGTTTTGAGGCACCCGATCTGGTTGATCAACGCTTCGTCTTCTACGGTGACCCTAAATGCGTATTCAGGGGATACCGTTGGCGGCGCAAGTTCGGTGACTTTAGATGCCGGTGCGAGATTTCAACTGTTACCTAATTCATAAAAAGGGGTTCGATTATGTCCAAATGGAACGTCGTAAGTTCCAACATGCCTACTCAGAAGGGTGATCTCTTGACGTTCTCTGCAACCCAGGAGCAAATTCTTCGGGCAGGGGCAAATGGATCTCTCCTTGTAGTTGATCCGTCATCACCAGTCTCGCTTTCCTGGCTACCGATGGGATCTGTAACTAACGTGCTTCGCGCCGGCCCTTCTGCCCCTCAGTGGGGGGCAGTGGGAGCTGGTGGCTCACCGGGGCCAACTGGAGCTCCCGGCCCAACTGGCTCAACCGGACCAACCGGACCAACCGGACCAACCGGACCAACCGGACCAACCGGAGCTACTGGGTCGATTGGAATTCCGGGCCCCACTGGCCCCCCGGGGCCAGCAGGTCCAACAGGCGCGACCGGCTCACCCGGTCCAACCGGAGCAACAGGTCCTGCAGGGCCAACGGGCCCAACGGGCGCGGCGGGCGAAGACAACCATGTCACAGGCCCAACCGGTCCGACTGGTGCGCCCGGAGCGTTCGAGGATGAAGCCGATTACGCCGCACATGCAGGCCCTCCCGGGCGGACAGGTGCTGGTGGAGCAGGTGGAGCAGGTGGCGACGGCGGCAGAGGTCACGATGCTACTGGGTTCGGTGGCGAAGGTGGCTCCTCTTATGGCGGGGATGGTGGTTCCGGTGGCATGGGTGGAGCAGGTGGTTCAGGTCATCCAGGTGGAGCAGGTGGCCCTGGCGGAAGTGGTGGTGCGGGTGGTTATGGATATGGTGGGTTCCCTGATGGTGTGCCTGGTTTTGGTGGCTCACCCGGAAGCCCGGGATCGACGGTACCGTAAATGGCAGATTGGCGAATAACTTCAGCACTTACGAATCACTCCAAAGGTGATCTACAGACTCATAACGGCACAACACCAGTGAGTGTGTCCACCGGTCCAGCAGGATCGTTGTTGATCGCCGATTCAACAACCCCGACCGGCCTACGATATCTTCCACTGGGGCCAGCGGGGTACTTTTTGGAAGTCACCCCCTCAGGGCTTGCATGGGTCAATGGTTCTGGGTTATTTCCACCCGGCCCAGCAGGTTCTGATGGCCCACCCGGCCCAACAGGACCAACTGGACCCACTGGACCAACTGGCCCCGCTGGGCCCACTGGACCCACTGGCTTGACTGGCACCCCTGGTGTTGCCGGCTCTCCCGGCCCAACGGGTTCGACCGGAGCCACAGGTTCCCCCGGTCCAACCGGCCCAACCGGCCCAACCGGCCCAACGGGTCCGACCGGATCTACCGGCGCGCCTGGTTCCCCCGGTCCAACGGGTCCAACAGGCCCCGCTGGCAGCACAGCCTACGGTCCTCCCGGTCCAGACGGCCCCCCCGGTTCCCCCGGTTCCCCCGGTTCCCCCGGTTCCCCCGGTTATTAAAACAGATTGGATAGCCTCATGGAAATCGCAAAGCCAACATTCTCAGCGCCGCTTCTCGTCATCGACGACTTCCTTCCGGAGGACGAAGCGGCGCTCTGCTTGCAGGAGTGCATTGATCTTCGCCCGGTTTATATGCCAGCACGGGTAGGTCAAGCTGCAGAAAACCGGGTTGATAGAAAGATCCGGCAGAACGAGGTGGTATACCTCGACTCGGTGTTCAGTTCCGCGCCTGAACGCTCGAAGATTCTCACCTTAGTAAAGCGCCAGCTTGCCTCTCCGGAGTGCAATCGGCTCTGGCACCAGGGGTATACAATCTTCGACATCATCAACTATGCCAACTACCAGGAGAGCGTTCTCAGCCGTTACGGAAAATGCGACTTCTACGGCTTCCACCAGGATACGAAGCAGAACCGAACGTCGCCGGCTGAAATTCACCATCGGCTGGTCACTGTGGTCTATTACATGAACACCGTGCCCGAGCGGTTCCGCGGTGGAGCCCTAACCCTCAAACAGGACGCCAGCTCGGTGACGGTGCAGCCGCGCCACAACCGGCTCGTGGTCTTCCCCTCGTTCGTCTACCACGCCGTCGAAAACGTCCAGCTCGATGAAAGCGAACCGTTCTCGGCCGCGCGGTTCTCACTGAATCTTTGGATCGGTTTCAAATAAGTTAACAGCACCCCTACGCTCATAAAAGAGCCAATCTTTAACCTCAATGACTCAGCCTCCGACCTTTTGGGTTCGGGGGCTGTTTCGTTTTCAGGAGCCCGAATGGGATTATCGCAGCACAAAGAAACGACTCGCATTTGTCTTGGATGCGATCTCGAAAAGACTTTCCCGGCGCGCAACGAAACTTGCAGTTCCGAATGCGCCGATCGGCTGCGACTCGCTCGGGCCGGCAAATCAACCGAAGATGAGAGCCAGGAAAAGACCGACACCACCTGGACCATCAGCATTCCGAAATCCACAATCGATAACGTCGACAAGCTGCTCGAGCAGTGCAAAGTCGACACCTCCGTCTGGAAAGTCGTTAAGACGGTCATCAACAAGTGGGATATGGCGACGGTTCCCCGCACAGTCGGTAACGACAAAGACGGCTGGAGTCGGAAGTCGACAAAGCCTATCGTCACCCAACTGTTTCAGGTGAAGATCTTCCTCGAGCGTAACGTGCAGAAGGAAGCCACGCTGCAGGAAATCGCCGACCTGAAGGCAGACTTCAAGTTGAGCGCCGCGCGACGTTCGCTGGCACCGGCCCCGAAGCAGCACAATTCCGGCATCATGCTCGAGATCGGGATCCCAGATCTGCACATGGGTAAACTCGCCTGGGCGAAGGAAACCGGATATCAGAACTACGACTCGCAGATCGCGGCCGACCTGTTCGCCGAATCTGTCGAGGCACTTGTGGAGCGCACGTCGCACCACAATATCGAGAAGATCTGTTTCGTTGTCGGCAACGATTTGCTGAACACCGATAACCTGCAGAACACGACGACGCGCGGGACGCCGCAGCATAACGACGTTCGGTTTCAGCGCACTTACCGCGCGACCCGCCGGATGATCGCCGACGCCATCACGAGGCTTTCAGCGGTAGCTCCGGTGAAGGCAATCGTCGTCCCCGGCAACCATGACTCGCTGAGCACCTGGTGTTTGGGCGACTCGCTCGAGTGCTACTTCCACAACCAGAAGCACGTCGTCATTCAGAACGACCCGACGCCCCGGAAGTACTTCCAGTGGGGCAAGGTCATGCTCATGTGGACCCACGGGGACAAGGGCAAGCACGACAAATACCCCCTGTTGATGGCGACTGAGCAGCGCGAAATGTTCGGCGCGACGACCTGGCGTGAGATTCACGTCGGCCACCTTCACCAGGTTCAGCTTCGTGAACTGAACGGCGTGCGAGTTCGGATCCTGCCGTCGCTGGCCGCGGCCGACAGTTGGCACTCAGAGATGGCGTACGTCGGCAACATTCGCAGCGCAGAGGCCTATGTCTGGCACCGCGAAGAAGGACTTCTCGGAACCGCGACGTTCGCCGCGCCCGATTACGATTATCGCGAAATTGCGCGAGCAGCATAAGGAAAACAAATAATGGAAATCAAAGTTGAACGTCTTCCCAGCCACAACGGCTGGACGCAGGGGCATCTTTCCATTGATGGAGCGTTCGTCTGCTTCACCTGTGAGGATGAGATTCGTGAAGTCGCCGGCCAGCCGGTCGAGAAGTGGAAGGTCTACGGCCAGACCGCCATTCCGGCTGGTCGCTACCGGGTGATCGTTGATCACTCCGACCATTTCCAGCGAGATCTTCCCCACATTCTGGATGTCCCTGGCTACACGGGAGTCCGGATCCACGTTGGGAACTTCGCGAAGGACACCGACGGCTGTTTGCTGCCCGGGGAGAATACGTGTGAGACGGGCGTCACCCATAGCACCAGCGCATTTGCCCGGGTGTTTGGCTACATCGCGAATGCTCTCGCTCGCAGTGAAGAGGTGTGGATCACCTTCGTCAACCCGGCGGCTCCGCTGGTGACAACGTGAACTGGCAGCGTGTCTGGAGCGGCATTCGCGACGGGTTGATAGTTGTGGCCCTGCTTACAATTGTCTTATTGGCATCCGTCGTCTACGGGATGCGCGAAGAAGTCAGGTCCACGTTGCAAAATGTGGCCGCGACGACCGGCACCATCAAAGACTTTGTCGCCGAGGTGAAGCGCGACTACCGCGACGGTGAATCCGGCTTCTACTGGGACGTCGCCGCGATGCTTTCTTCGGTCACCGCTCAGGCTCGCACGAGCGAGGAGGCAACCGAAGATGTGCGCGCCGTGCTCGTCGGTGGACGGGATTCCCGTGGCAAGCAGCAGTCTGGCGTATTACCGGGCATGACCGAATTGCTGTCGGAGATGCGATCCACCACCGAAACGATGGGTGTGGACCTCCGGAGCCTGATCAAAGCGTCTGAGAAAGACCTGACGCAGGTCACAACGGATTCTGAAGACGTTCTGATACCCATGGCCGCCACCATGCGGAATATTCAGGACGCCACCTTCGAACTCGATCAGAGTGTGAAGGATGGTGGCGACGTGAAGGTCGCCATGAAAAAACTCGAAAAAACGGTCGATGACTTCGACCAGTTACTCGATAACGAAAATATTCAAAAAATTCTTGCCAGCAGTGCGGATACCTCCCAGCACCTGGCTGAATCGGCAAAGTCGCTGGATATAGCGATGGCACCGTGGCGCAAGAAGGCCAACCAGCTCAAGGAAATCCTCCTCAAAGTGCTGGGTATGGTGAAACTCACGTACGGCTTGTAAATCTCACTCGAAAGGTAACACCAAATGAAGACACTCTTCCGAACATCGCTTCTCCTCACGCTGATCTTGCTCACCTCCGTTTTCGGCGCCTTCGCGCAGACCGCCCCTTCCATCAACGACCTCGCTCCCGTCGTGCAGACCAACGATCTGCCGAAGACCATCATCGTCGCCGGCACCGGTGTTCGCGGCGGCAATCTCACCGGCTTCACGAACATTCTGCAGCATCTCACCGGGCCCGTCTATGGCGCGTTCGCCGAAGATGTGTCGCAGGGTACGACCAAGACCAGGGTGGGACTCGAAACCGTCGTTTACCGACACGGTGACCTGTTCGTGACCGGCAAAGGTAACGTGGGTGTGGCAACAGGTGGCGGCGCGACCGGTGGCGCATACGGCGCGGGTGGCAGCCTCAATTACCGACTGAGTCGATTCGGTGCGAAGAACTGGCTACTTGGCGCGTCGGCGACCTACGACTATTCCAACATCGCCGACTTCGGCCGAGCCATTACGACCGCCGGTGGGCGACAACAGGTTGAGCGACTATTCGGCGCGGGCACCTACCGCTTCTACGCCGGCCGCACCTTCCCCAACCCGTAACCCAAGACCCTAAGCATTCCACTCCATCCCCTGTAGAGGCGATCTTCAAGATGCGCTTTGGTCAGGGGGATGGAGTTTTGGAGGAACATGAACGAAGATCTCAACATTCACCGCTACTCGCGCGAGGTTGTAGTTGACGCCGTCGCCCGGGGCATCGCCACTCGCGAAGGGTTCTTCCAACACTCGCGAGGGAAGATCAAACCCATCCCTCAGCGGTTGCGGAACCCGGGGAGCCTCGATCATTGGAAGGACAGCGCAGGACGCCCGCTTCCCGTGGTCAATGGATACGTCAACTTCCCGACCGTCGAAGACGGCTGGAAGGCGCTCCGCGCGCAGTGCCACCGGAACATCGTCAAACGCGCGTTGACGTTTCGGGAGTTTTTCGCAGGAAAGCGCAACGTCTACGGAGGTTATGTTCTCCGGATTGGCGGGAAAAGCGATCCGCTGGCTTACGCCGCGGACGTTCTTCGTTTTGTTCGGACCTGGCTAAATTATGGCCCTGAGCACAACGTAACGCTCGACACACAGATCAGCGCGCTGATCGCATAACGAAAGGGGGTAACTTGTCACGCACCCCTCCTCCCGAACTGAAAAATGGGCACCTGATCAACTGGCGGCTCGAGCAGATTGAAAAACGTCAGGATGAAATGGATGAGTCGTTACGTGGGGCGGTGAAACTCCTCATCGTTACGCTTCTGACTACCGTCGGAACCCTGGTGTTACTCGCCTTCAAGCATGCTTAGTGACTGCTAAACCTCAGCGTCACACATCGACTGGATCGAAGAGCCTCGACCATGATCGAACTGGAAGGAAGGCTCCATATCGCCGAGGTTGTTCCGGCGTCACGAGGTGCTCCGTATTGCTGCTGGAGGGCCGACATTACCTGGGCGAAGACCCGGGGCTTGTCGCCCTCCAGTTCAAACGCAACAGCGTCGAGCTTGTCCTCGTAGAACTCGAAAAACAGTTTTCCATACAGGTCGTCGGTAACCGAAACTCGCTCAATGACAAACTTTCGCGCGCGACCATCGACCTGTGTGGGAATGGCTATGGCTTTCAATTCTCCGCCCGCCGCGCGCTGCACGTCGGTGGGCGCCATCTGCCATTTCGTAGCACCCCACCCCGTGTAGTCGGGCGTGGACAGCAGCATCAGGGTAGTGATCAGGAGCAGCATAAATCACGATTTTACCAGAAAGAGGCGAGGATGGCTGAGGAACGACATTTCAAGATTTCTGAGATCGCGAAGGTGTGGGGATTCTCCTACAACACCGTCATGGAGTTGTTTCGCGATGAGCCTGGTGTGCTGACCGTTGAGCGGCCGAGGAACCCGGGGAAGCGCGCCTACACATCCATTCGCGTTCCAGTCAGCGTGGTGGAACGGGTTTACCGTCAGCGAGTGTCAGCGTGACCCGCCGCACGTTGCTCCGCATCCTGGTCGCTTTCATTCACCTCCAAAAGACCGGCGACCTCCGCTGGTTTCGGTTCCTGCTCCCGAAGAAGTGGAAGGCCCAACCCGACTGGGGCTGTACGGTGAATATTCGGACCCCGATGTTGTTCAACCCTGCCAGTTTGGCGATTTAAGGAGAGAGACTGATGCAAAGCAAACTCGGAGAGCAACTTTTCAAAGATCTCCCGCTGGAGAGCGACGATCCCGATACACAGGTGATTTGCTACATCGGCAACGCCCCATCTGGCGACACCTCGTCGGGAGCAAATTCGCTCCCTCAACAGGTGAAGGTGACTCACACCAGAACGCACCGGCCTGAGAAATACACCTGGCTCCAGCACGCGGAAGCAGTTGCTATCGCGAAGGCCGCCAGGTACGGTCAATGCCTGTACGGGGCGACCGCAATCACCAACTGGTTCCCCTGTGCGGCATGCGCCGGCCTGTTGATCAACGCCGGCATCAAGAAGGTAGTCGGCGACCGAGAGGTCTATGAGCAGCGCCGGTCGGATCCACGGTATGGTTTCGCCGAGGCGATGACCATGCTGCAGGAAGCCGGTGTTGCCATCGAGTGGTTGTGATGCGCTGGCTCTGCAAACTGTTCGGCCATCGATGGGGAAAGGCAGTTCTTTCCCCGTACACCGTGCATAGTCACCAACGCGAATGCAAATGGTGTGCAGCAACGCAGTCGTTATATCTCTGAACGTAGCTCATTCTGGACACTCGCAACGGGCACGACCTTAACCGGTCGTGCCCGTTTTTTCGTTGGTGGCTACTCCTTCCACCTCTAACCCTCTCCACATCCCCCGGATCTCCGCTTCAAGCAAGTCCTGCCTGTCCCTGACCCACGACGCATAATGCCGCTCGGTAATGCGAACGCTGGAATGCCCCATCAGAATCGACAAGTTCTCGATCTTCCCTCCCCCCTTCAAATACTCCACCGCGAACGTATGCCGGAACCGGTGCGGGTGCCCACCCACAATCCCCGCCTTCGTGAAGACCCTCGCCAGCTTGCGCCGCCACACCTCCGCCACCACATCCACATCCATCGAACTGGGCCCGACGAACAGGTACTTGCCGTGCCGCAGCCGAATCGACCGAAGCCTGGTTACCAGGACTGGCGGGAGGGGCACATAGACATGTGTCCCCGTCTTCTGGGTGTAGAGGAACAGCTTATCCCCCTGAATCCGATCGATGGTGAGAAGGCCCGCATCGCCGATCCGGAGGCCGGAATACCGCAGGAGCATGATGAACGTCACCAGCTTCTCCGCATCAATAGGATCTGAGTCTGCGGCGGTCGTGCCCATAGCCAGGGGGATTTGGTGGGGCGCGGCGAGGATGCGGGTGTATTCGTCCGGGGTGAAGGGTTGGATGGGGTTTTCTTTGGGGCGGGGCGGCCGGATGGCCTTGGCGGGGTTGGTGGGGATCCAGTTGGAGTCGACGCAGAAGCGGAAGAAGGCTTTGAGGAGCTCGAGCTTCTTCATGGAGGTGAGGGGATTGTATTCCCACCCTTCGCGAAACTCGCGGAGTTGCTCGAGGGTGAGGTCGGTGAGGGGCGTCAGGCCGCGGGCGGCGCAGAACTCCTCGAGCCGGCGGAGAAGCAGTTCGTACTTCTCATACGTTTTGCTCGACAATTGTCGGCCAAACTGTATGTCCTTCAAAAACTTGGACTTGGCGTCCGAAAAGGTGATCCCAATGGGTTCGGGTGGCACCGGCGGCGCGTCCTGCGGTGCCTTTTCGGGCATGGCCGATCCCCACCGACCGCTACCCTCGGCTTCAGCGACTCGGAGCTGGGCAGCTTTCCAGTTTGCGTGCCCCAGGCTCTCGCGAACCTTTTGGCGACCGACGAGGCCCTCGACGTGGATCGGACACTGGCAGCGCCGGTACGTCCGGTCGTACCGGGACTTCGCGCCGCCGGCCTCGACACACGTCTTCTTGTGGAGCCGGTAGAGGGTGAGCATGTTTCGAGCCTACCAAACGAACCACAACCAGAGCACAATCACGGCCCGGGATCTCTGTAAGTTGTTGATTCTAAATGGCGGAGAGAGAGGGATTCGAACCCTCGTACCCCGTTGAAAACACGTAACTTATTGATTCTGCGTGCTGCGTGAGATTGCAAAGATTTCAGAAATTTCTATCATTTCGCAAAAACACACAACTCTGACACAATCGTGCTCCCCACAAACGACAAAAGCGGGACCGTCGCCCGGTAAAGGAACGACGGTCCCGCTTTCTCATGAGCTCAACTCATCCCACCATTCACGCAACGCCAGACACCAACTCCCCTGCTTCAGGGGGATTGAAGTCGCCGCGGGCGACGTCCCGCATAACCTCCCGGGGCTCGACCAGTTCACCGGCCGCGACCGCCGGCTCCTGGTTCCAGCGGACCATCACCTGAAGGATGGCCGGCGCGAGTTCGTCCCAGGTGTACATCGCGCTCTTCATCACCTTCATAAGATAGGGCTGAATGTAGACCTCAGCCACCCCGGACATCTCGATCACTAGCAGACCCACGGGGGACAGCCCTTCATGGTTCTCCAGCGTCATGTTCCGCAGCAGATGCTCGTTCACGTAGGTGGTGAGCTCGCGGCGCGAGTGGAACAACCCCAGTTCTGGATTCTCAGTGGGCTGCATCGCAGCGAACAGTTGGCTCATCGGTGTGTCCTCCCTTTTTAATGCACTCTTCACACAATGCTTTTCCCAGCCGGTAGAGGTACTTAAGGACCGCCACCGGCTTCATCTTGCGACACCCGTCGCAGCAAACATCAAACCCCAAGGGAACGTCTCCAGTTCGACGGCGAAACGAGCGCCGACAGTTCAGCCTTCTCCTTCAAAGCCTTCACGATCTTGAAGTCGACGGTGTTTCGGCACATGATGTCGAGGTAGTTGACCGCCGACCGCTGGCCGATCCGGTGGTTGCGGTCCTCGCTCTGCGCGCGGGCCTCCCGGTCGTACATGTTGCTGTAGTAGATGGCCGTCGGCGCAATGGTCAACGTCAGGCCATATTTGCCCGTCTGCTGATTCGCGAGGAACCAGCGCACCGGCGATTCCGGATCCATGAAATCCCGCTTCGCCGCTCGACGATCGTCGTTCGACGTGGCGCCATAATACGAGCGAATGGAGTTAACCCCGAACTTCTTCGCAATGGCCGTCTCCAGCTCGACGATGTTGTGAACATAGCCCGCCCAAAGGATGGCCTTCTGCGGGGCTTCATCCAGAGCGTCGAGCGTCGCCTCGAGGCGATTGTTCGTCTCGTCGAACCCGTGGGTTTTGCCATCGTCGGTCGTATAGAAGCCGCACGCGATCTGGTGGAGCCTCATCATCTGAACGATGACCATCTTCGCGCTGATCGTCGTCGACGGGTCGAGGCTCAGCACTTCCGGCGCCGGTCCGATCTGGTCGCTCCCGCACACCGGGCACGTCAGAGCTGGCTGGAAGATCTGGTCGCACTCGCGACACAAAGCCATCGTGAGGACTGCATCATCAACGTCTTTCGGGGTAATGCCACGCTCGGCTTGCTCCAGGCGATAGAAGGCTTCGTCGCGAACCGCTTCGTACATGCGCTTCTGTTTCGGGCCCATCTCGACGATGCGCTCCTGGTAGATTTTCGGTGGCAGGTCGAGGCAGTCTTCCTTCTTCACGATGAAGCAGAACTCGCTCATCCGCGCCCGAAGCTTATCGAGGTTACGATAGCCGACGATCTGCTGGATTACCTGATCCCGCTTGTCGCCCGGTTTCCCGTTCTTTACCGGCACCCGGATCTTCCGTTTCACGGTCTCGCAGTACTCCGCCTTGAAGGCGTAGAAATTGCTGCCGAGCAACCCGGGCTTCAGGAAGTCGCACTGCGAGAACACGGTCAGGGGGCTGTTTGGGGCAGCATCCCCTGTCATGATCCGACGATAGGCTGCGAGGCGACCGAGGCTCAGGATCTCTTTCGTGCGCTTCGCTTGAGGGTTCCCGATGGTCGTCGACTCGTCGATCCCGAACATCGACTTGTGGTGCGACAGGAAAAACGAGATCGCCTTGTATGCGAGGTCACCCAACACCGCTTCGGTGTTCATCACCAGGATGTGCAGGACTCCCGGGACCGGCTTCATAATCGAGCGCAGTTCGTCGAGCTGTTTCTGGTTTGGTGATGCGTTCCACTGCACCATTTTGTGAGCGATATGCGATGGGAGGTGGTTCGGGACATGCTCATCGAACCAGTCGTTAACGCACCCCTTCGGGGCCATGCAGACAACCCCGTCGATCAACTCGGAGTCGTAAAGAAACGCTACGGTGTCGAGAAATGATTTCGACTTCCCCAGGCCCATCTCAAATAGCAAACCGTAATACTGTCGGGTTGCGCTTCGGTTCCAACAATTGCGTTGATGCTCGTATGGGCGCGTTTTGAAGGGGTAGGATATGGTGGCGAGGTCAAGCTGCGGAGACATCAGACCCCGTAGAGCAAGCTGCCCCAGGCTGCGTGAATGACTTCTCGAGCGCCGCGCGGAAATTCTTCTCGAATCGGACGGCCCGGTTCACGATACCCAGGGCACCTTTCCGGTACTTCCGGCGTTTGAATTCGTTCTTCTGTTTTCTGAGCTCTCTGGACGTCGCCACTGGAACCTCCTCTGCACTTCTTGCACACTGCAATCGCCGGCATGTCGCCGGCATGGAACTGGTCTTCGCTGTCCGCGGGACCGCCGCAGGACACACACTTAAGGCCGAGTAGGATCGTCGCGTTCGTCATAGAAACCGTCACACTCGCAGGGCTCAGTGGCTGACTCAACCAAACACCGCTTCAGGTCAGAAGAATGGTCACGCTTCTCGTGACCGCACAGACATTTTTCTTTCATTGAGCCTCCTTACATCTGGTAAAACATGTGACTGCGGGGTTCCACGATGTGCAGCGCACGTTGCGCGCGGGTCATCGCGACATAGAAAACTCGAGCCTCGCTGTCCGGGTTCCGCTCCATCGACTGGAATGACTTCGTCGACAGATCACTCAGCAGCAGGACATTCTGCGCCTCGCCACCCTTCGCCGCATGGATCGTCGAGATCGAGATCCGAGGCTTCGCCGTGAGACGTTCGCCGCGACGGCGCGCCGCGATGAAGTACTCCCGCTCTTCGGCCGGAATCTCCGTCAGCGCCTCAAACCACACCGGCACATCCCCCTGCCATCGGAGACCGATCTGCTGGAGTTCGCCCATACCCAGGGGGATTTTGCCTTGGGATTTCAGTGTCGACCTGGCGTCAAGTGGGAAGTGGCTTTGCGACACAAAGTTCAGCGCCAGATCAATCTCAGCGACCGTCGCCTGTTGCCCCTTGCGAAGCTTCTCCCAGGTTAAGATCGCCTTGAGCGCCGACGAGTCGAGCGGCGACCGGCCCACGCTCGAAAATGCGTATCCCGCCTCGAGGCACATCTGCTCGAGGTCGGCGAGCATGTAGCCGTTGCGCGCGAGCAGAAGCCATTCGAGTGCGTTCGGATTCTCCTGCCGGATGCCGGCGAAGTCGGGAGCCTCGTGCAGATCGACGTCCGATGTATCGAGGTAACGGAGCACCGCGCCCGGGTCGCCGGGTTTCGGGTGCCAAGTCTTCTCTTGCCGCTGAACAATCCGACTAGAAACGGTCAAGGCCGCTTTATGCACCGCTGAAGGCACTCGATGGCTCTGATCCAGAACCACCATTTTGTCCACCGGAAAGTCCAAAAAGGCACCAGGATCTGCCCCGGCCCAATCGTAGATGGCTTGCTCCTCGTCCCCAGCAATATAAATAATTTCAGCCTTTTCAGCAATTGCACGAAAGACTCGCCATTGAGAGACCGACAAGTCCTGCATTTCGTCGCCGATCAACACCTTCAACCGGGGAACGACAGCGTCGCCGACCTCTACGAATTCATCGAGCATGTCGTTGAAGTCCACCAGCCGGCGGCCGTCTTTATACATCCGCAAAGCCCGGGCGAAACGCTCGAGCTCCCACCAGTTCAATTCGTCCTCGTAGACTCCCAACCAGGTTGTCTCGAGACTTTCCTTCCTCACTCGCGAAAGGGACTCAATAAAGCGCAATCGATCAGCCGCGCCCATCCCGTACATGGAACCATCCTCAACCTGGGTGCGGCCCTCAAACCGCAGCCCAAGCGCATCACCTAACTCCTGCCAGTGTGTCCCGCCCATCACCTGGTCGCGGCGCAGATTCAACTGCCCGAAGACCAGTGAGTGCAGGGTCCGGAAGAATGGGAGATCCCCTTTCGCGAGCCCAAAACGGTGCATGGCGCGCTTCCGCGCCTCATCTGCAGCCTTTTGGGTAAAACTGAAATAGCCGATGTCCTGCGACCGCACACCGGCGGCCAGGTGCTCTTCCATGATGGAGAGGAGGCGAGTAGTCTTGCCGGTCCCTGGAGGACCGAACAGCTTTTGAACTTGTGCCATTCGGCCCTCCTTTTAGTTACGCTGCCAGCTTACGCTTGAGCATGCTCCAGAACGACGTTGATGGTTGACGATTCAAGTTCTCGAGCAACACTTTCCCGACATATTCCGTATATGCTGGGGGGATAGCTTGAGCAAGTTCTCGTTGCCCCATCCAAGGTAGTTCCATCACCTTTTTCGCTAAAGGAACTCCTGAGAAATGCCCTACGACTTGCATATACTCATTAGCTTTCGGAAGACGGCCCATCTTTGCCTGTGGAACCAAATGAGGTTTGTGTTCCGGTTGCTCTAACGAAAAGGACGTTTCAAACAACCTGTGGCGATAGATCGATAGACCGAACATCGTTCCACACAACAGCGTCGCCTCAACCAACGGGGCACCTGGAACATTCTCAATAACGTAAGGTTTCCCGCACCGCTGCAGAGCCTCTCTCGTTAGCGCGACCAAGTCAGAATAAGTTCGTCCTTCAGCCTTCCACGTCTTCGTGCTCTGGCTATATTCCTGGCAGGGGGGGGATGCGTGAACAGCGTCGAACTCGTGCCCATGTTCAACGAGAAACTGAATAGCATCACCCTGATGGAACTCAAATGGGTACTTCGGTTGGGGTTCGATATCTACACCTACAACATCAAAGCCCGCCCGAACATATCCAGCGGAACATCCCCCTGCACAGCAGTACAGATCCAATAGTCTGGGTTTTGTCAAAAGATTTTCGCCTCCACCTTCAAACTCTCCGGAACATCGAGCGGCTCACTCTGCACTTCGAACGCTGGAATGCTGATCCAGTTGCAGGTTTTGCCCTTCAGGTTGAACCGACCGTGCTGACTCCCGGCCTGATTGAGAAGGTTGGTCATCTGTGCATCGGTCAGCGATTTGAACTGCTGCCGCTTGAAGTACATGAGCAAATCCTTCATGCGGAAGTGCGTGCGGCCACCATCGGTCCACGGTCGGCCGGTGAGCATCTCGTCGCGCGTCATTGCCTTCGTGCGCGTACAGAACGTCTCGACGTGCTCCCAGAACTGACCTTCGGGTGACGCCTCGGCCGGCGCGGGGATAATGTCGAGGTCCATCATCTTCTCGTTGACGAGCGCCGACCAGACATCCCGCTTCGGGATGGGCGGCATGACGCGGATCTTCTCCATACACTTCCGCTGGAACGCAACCGGATCCTGTAGTTCGTTGGTCGTCAGTTCAATGCGCGCGCCATTCACCTCCCAAAACCACAACGGAGGGCTTGTGACGAGCTGCGCGAGGCGCCCGAAAGTCGGCAGGTTCACGTTACTCTGGCCGACACCGTAGCGGCGCGTCCTGCAAAGTTCGGAGTTGCAGTGCGACGCAATCGGCTGATCGCCGCAGCGGTAGCTGAAGTCTTTCTTCTTGTGCGACTTGATGACTGTGGCCACTTCCTCGGAACCGAGGGGAGGGGTCATGTACTTCTGGTTCATCTCGTCGACGGTCGCTTCCCAGCCTTCCGGGTTCGACTTCTTCGCATAGACGGCCAGGTTGAACAACCCCTGATTGCGCGTCCCCGGGGGGAAACCGAGCTGCACGAGGTGCTGAAGGCATGGCGGCCCCTGCGGAATATCCAGCGAGGTGATGAGGGGTCTCGAAAACCAGTCGACCGACGCGCGCTGCTCTTCGACCGTCGCGAGGAAATCCTCGAGCGACAGCGGGTCGCCATCTTTGGGGCTGAACGCATAGCGTAGACCGAGCATCCCGTTGAAATAGGGGATGTTGATCCAGGAGCCAAGGTCGCCCTCTTCGCACTTCACCGTGTGCTGCTTGGGGAAAATTTCGGTATCGGGATGAAACCCTAAGTGGGCTCTGATGTCCCGCAACTTGGAGATCATCTTCGCGGCCGGAACCGGCTCAGCAGCGAAGCAATACAGGTGGCATCCCCCTGACTTCGTTCGGCAGGTAACCAGGGGGAGTTTGAGGCGGGCGACGCGGAGCGCCATTTCCCGGTGCTCAAACCCGTCGTAGATGTCGACGTCAATCGCGCCCCACCACACGCTGTTGTCTTCGCGAATGGGGATGATGCCAATCCCGTTCTCGCCGGCGACATGGGCCTCGAATTTTGCGAGGGTCACGTCCTCGCGAACCGTCTTGCGGAGCTTGCCGAGAATCTTGCCGTTCTCATCGGGTTCCGCGGCGAGCGCGCCATACACCCCGTGGGCCTTGGTGTAGCCGGTGAACACCTTCATCAACCCAGTTGCCATAGTGTCCTTTAGAGGTGTTGAGTCTGGTGTCATTCATGCTCCCGTTGAGGAAATGTGAGACTAAAAAGCGGCCATTGCCCGATTAAGGAACAATGGCCGCGCACTACTTTGAAACAGGCGTTTAGAACGGAACGTCGTCGGACTGACCGGCGGGCGCGTGACCCGCGCCACCATCGGCCTCGGGCGCTGCAGACTCATCGGGCGGCGCCTGGACGCCATTGGCGACGCAGAACTCGTGGTACTCCTTCGCCTTCAGCAACAGGCGACGGTCGCTGACCGGCATGAGGAACTTCGGCTCCCAGACGTAATACTGATCGCCGGTGGAGTTGTTCGTCTCGGGGCTGACGGTGATCTGGTAAACCTGACCGAAACGCGGAAGCTGCACTTCGCGCGGCGGATTACCGACCTGGATGCGAGCGTTGTCGATGAGCGTGTTCAGGCGCTTCGACTTCTTCAGGCGCGTGGACGTCATCGAGATCGTCACGCGAGTGACGTCGATGCTGCCGGGGCGCAGAAGGAAGCCGACGTGGTAAGCAGTCTCGGTGAACTCGTTACCCTCGGGGCCGTCAGGGTCAGTCAGGCGACCGGTTGCCCCGGGCTTGCTGGGTGGGTTGCGCTTGTTCGCCTTCACGACAGCCAGAGCCTTCGGAGAGCCGACGGCATTGCGGTCGATGACCCGCTTGTTCAACCAGGTGACGTATTCGGTCGAGTAATAGCAGGGGATGAAGATGATGCCGTCTTCGCCGCTGTAGACGTCGCCGGTGACGGTGTTGACGATGTCCCCGGGCTTCGCGTTCTTGTTGTAACTCGCCGAGCCGCGCTTCACCAGATCGCTGCTACCTTCGATAATCGCGAGGTATTGGGTCTGCAGATCGCTGGGTTTGACGTTCTCGTTACCCTGACCAGCAAACTCTTCCCACATCAAGTCGCCGATAGCCGTGTCAACGACTGCTCCCTGCGTCTCGACGACAACGATGTCGTTCACTTCTTCAACGACGGCAGTTTCCGCCGCATTCGGTTTGGTTTTCATTCGCTCTCCTTAATTGCCCTTCCTGGGCGGTTTGATAGTGGCTGTCGGCTGTTCGAATATTCCGAACGGCTTCCGGGGAATTCGCGGCCCGTCGTACATCGGGTTGCGCTCGGCTTCAACCTGGCGCTTCACGAAGGCTTTCAGCGTGCTCGCGTGGATGTTTTTCTTGACGTCGAATTCGAGGCCCCGCGTCTGCAGTTCGGTGCTGAGTTCCTCGATCTTCTGCTGCCGCTCCGCTTCGGCCGCCGAGTTCGCCGCGCGGGGGAAATCGACCAGCATGGTCTGCTTGATGATCGCTGCGTTGCCGGTGCTTTCGAGCCAGTCGAACGCTTCCGCTTCACCGATCTGGCTGAGCTGGGAGTAGATGTTGTCGCTAACTTCGACCACCGACCCATCAAGCAGTGTGAACTTCTTCATGCCGACGGCTTGCATGGCTTCGGGCAACGTCCGCGTTTGAATCTGCGCCAGAGCGTCTTTGTCGTCCTGGAGGATCTTTGAGCGATGAGCGATTTGCCGCTCAAGGCGCTGCATCTCGGCCGCAATGTTCGCGATACCCTTCAACTGCTCGTCACTGGGTTGCGAGGGCTTCTCTGCGATCTCCTCGTAGAGACTGGCGAGATCTTCAGCCGCCGCGAAGTCGGAAAGTGGATCAGGTTGTGACAATACGTCCTCCAAACAGGACTCTGCTGAGCCCTGGCCAATCAAATGGTTTGTGAGTTGTGAAGCACGCCAGTCGCTTGATTGCCTCAGCGTCCGCGGTGCCGTTGGGATGGCCCTTCGTGTAGGCGACGCGTGCGTCGTAAAGCGCCTCGATCTGCCTACCAGGAAAGATTACCAGTTGCTCCAAATTTCGAGCCACGATAAAGACCCGTGCGCCGGCTCGTGACCACCGCAGGATCCACGGTCGCTGGCTGGGCTGAAAGCACAACTTGTTGAATTTGAAGACTTTCAACTCAGTCCAGGCAACCACGCAATTTTTTATTCCAACCACGTCACTCATCCCCTGACTGACCGCATTCTCGACCCGTTCCCACTCGTGCTCAGGGGGTGTGAGGTGCTTGCGGATGTCGCGCCAGAGATCCTTCTCGGTGTACGTGGTCGGCTTCCGCCGCGCGGGGCCGGCGAACGGATCGTCGATCAGCGAATCCATCCAGCCTCACGCAGTTCGCGGAGCAGATCGTCACACCAGATCTGCCACCGCACACAGATCCAGAGTGGGAGGTCTCTTAATTTCATTGTCTTTTTTCTCCTTAAGCTGCCTTATCAAACAGCGTGCGCTGGGCGTAGCCAATCGCACCCAGAGCGGCTTGCGCCTCACGCTCGTACCACTTGTAATTCACATCTGTCGGGAACTCCGCCGGCAATTCCATGAGCGGTTTCGCGCCGTCGGTCTTCGGCACCTTGTTGCCCGACTTCTCGTAGTTGAGAATGTTCTGGACCGTCGACGTGGAGTAGTACCAGCGCACGACCTTCCCCAAATACTCACCCTTCGAATGCGCTCCCCCTGTCACGCTCCGCACCGCGAGGAACTTGCGAATGTCCCGGCACTCGCGAATCGTCTTCGACAGGGGGATGTTGTCGCGGAGCAGCGCAACCATGGCCTCAATCACGATGGTGGTCGACGGGTTCTTGTGGAGTTTGAAGATGTTGGCACCTTCCTTCTCCCACGGGTTCGCGTAGAGCCCCTTACCCTTCACCTTGCCGTCTGTTTTAATAGCCAGGTAGTTGTTGACATCTTTCGAGTAAATGGCACTGTACTGGGTCTCTTCGGTCTCGAAATTCGTCAGCTTCTCCCACTTCGCGATGACATCGTCGAGCAGCGGCTGAAGCACCGTCGGGCAGCGCATGACGATGCCGTCAGTATTGGCCGACACAACCTGGATTCCGACTGCCTCCACCATCTCGATCAGGAGCAGCAGACTCAACTGGCCGGTCAGCGTAACCTGGATCAGCAGATCCGGCGCGTAGAGCACACTCCACATGCTGCCCAGCTTGCCGAAAGTGCCGTTGATTGAGATCTTCAGCGACTCCGCGGTGGTCGTGTTCTTCGCCTTCTTGGCTACCAAACGCCGCTCGACGAGCGACTGATACACCGTGAGAAACGCCGGCCCGAGGTGCGCCGGGTACAGACCCTGGTTCAGAATAATTCTCGGGTAGAAGCTGGCCACATCGCGGTCGATCAGCAGCACCTTCTCGCTGGCCGTATATCCGATGCAATGCTCAGAACTGTGGAGGCCCCCGATACCCATCCGGTAGGTGCTCCCGCCAATGCGAATCTCGTACCCTTCCAGCTTCGGGGGCATTATCACCTTGCCACCATCGGCCACCCGGAACTCGGCTTCGCGGACGATGTCGAGCATCGTCTTGAGTTGCGGCAGACGGTAGTTCACGTACTCGGGTATCCGGTATTTGAAGGTGGTTCCCTCGAGACCCTGCGGGCGCCCGGGGTTGACCCGGTTGATGCGCTTCACCTCTTCCGAGATCACCTTCTCGGCAACCTGCGGGTCAGACTTGCTGCGCAGATCCTGGCCGTACTCTTTGCTGAGCTCGACGCGCAGCTCAATCTGGGCCGACAGTTCGTCGAACAGCAGTTCGGTGTTGTCGAGATCGTTGCAGCAATATTCGACGAGCGTTGACGCTTCTTCCGCCGTGATCAGCTTGTTCGGGTCAATCGGCAGATCCTGCAGCTTTGGTGCGTGCAACCGGCCAGCGTAGGCTTTCAGCGACGTGCTGAGAGGCGCGATCGGTCGAAGATCGATGTGGTCCCACGTCGGGCGCGGTAACTCGTACTTCGCAGCGAAGTCGCGCGGTTTCATGCCGTGAACGATGATGTCGTCGGATGCCCATTTCAGCTCGTTGATTGGCACCCCTTTGATCGCTAACTGGATCATCGGGATGTCGTATTCCATCGAGTTGAACCCAACCAGAAGATGGTTTCGCATGACGTGCAGGAGCCCGTCAACATCCAGCTTCTGGTTGGGGGAAATCTGGAACCTGAACCGCCGGCCGTCGAGTTTGCGTTTGAAGAGAACGAGGAAAAAATTGCGATACAACTCAACGTCGAACAGGGCTGCAGGTTTCATTTACACTCCGGGGGTGAGGGGGTCAAATTGGAAAGGCCAGATATCCGGTTCATTACCGGCGCTGACGTAGCCGAACTCCATCATCAGGTTGTATGCGGCGGCCAGCAGATGCCATCTTGGATCGGGTCCAAAGTGATCGTGCGGTTCGCCGCGACGGTACTGGCCGAGGTGATTGAGAGCATGGTTAACCGGCCCCCTGTCGCCCGTCAGGCGGCTTTTGAAATACTGCAGCGGGTCTTTGTATTTGGTGCCGGCGTATCCCGCGATCAGTGCCAGACCACGCTCGAATTCCGGGTGGATGGCGTCGCGGCGATAGTCGACGGGTTGGCGCGCCGCGCTAGCTTCCGTTCGGTCGAGCGCCTCTTCCTCAAGGCTTACCTGGGCTTTGACGCCCATTTCGATTACATCGTGAGTATTCATTTTTGTTGATAGAGCCAGATCGCCCGGTGTTTCATCCCAGGCTTTCCGAGCAATCCTTTCTGGTGAGCCTGAAGGGCAATGGGGCAAACCCATGAGCGGCCCTTCGGAGCGTCCGGATCGTCGAACATCCGCAGTGGACGCCGACAATCCGGACAGAGGAGAGAAGGTGGATCTGTTACTGGTTCGACGAGGATGGCGTTATTGCCAGACCCCGCTTGTTGATCGAGCATGCCGATTCTCCGAAGTCCACGTATCCGGCGCGCCGTCACGATGAGCGGCGACCCACTTCCGCATGTACTCCTGCAATTGCTGGTGCCATTCCCCCTGACGCTGCGAGAAGTCGTCGGCGTTCTTCGCGTTCTTCAGGTACTCGTGGATCTCGCCGGTGAGGTTGACCATCGGCAGATATAGCCAGGATGGCGTCAGAGCGGTCGCCAGCTTATCGGCAACGCAGAGACGGGAGTACGGCTTACCCAACCGCTTCGCGTAGTACCTGGAGTGCAGGAGAGCGAAGTTGCGCCACTTCTGATTTGTGCATTCGCAGTGAAAGCGTAGACCACAATCTCGACAATACGGATCGTCAAACAACCAACCCATAATCCGCGCGCCCAACAGGGGGTGGGTTTCTCCCTCTTCGCCGTCCATGTTGGGCTTGCCGATGTAGCCGAGGTCGTGAACGAAGAACGCCACCCAGAGGCGCGGATCCCACGGGAAGCCATACAGCTTCCACCAGGCCCACGCGACGAACCACGGGTGGAGGAAGAAGCAGTGCGCGCCGAGCAGGACAGAGCGGGTGCCGACCGGTAGACGGTCGAATACCTTTCGCAGATAGGTGCCGAGCACGCCACCTAACAGCCAGCCGATCCAGAACGCGCAAAAGGCTCGCACGTATACGTTATTTACGAAGTCGTTCAAGTTCCACCTCCTGCTGCACCAGCATCTGCTTCATCTGCTCGATCTGCTTGTCCTTTTCGATCAGGCTCTGGTGCGCCGACTGAATAGTCGCCAGATCATTCAAGTGAACCTGTTGCTGTTCACCCAGCAACTTCTCGGCTTTGTCCAGCCGCTCAACAAACCGGTCAATGTCCTCCGACTGCTGAGCTAAAGTGAAGCGGGCGGAGGCCAGGTTATTTCGGGCCTCGATCAAGGCGCCCTCAAGATTGTCAGCCCGCTGCTGCAGTTCAACAGCAGCGTCCATCAGGAGCGGCCACTCGCGAAGCTTGAGATCCGGCCGACGCTCAACGAGCCTCCGGATCTCCGCGCGACGTTCGTCTACGCCGCTTTGTGGTTGATGTACCATTCGATGTCCTCCCAGTTGTCAACGCAGCCCTGCAGCACCGCGCGGCCCTTCGCTTCCTTCACTGCGCATTCATCCCACGGTCCCCGGTCGATCAGTGAGTTGATCGTGTTGCCGATGAGCCCGGTGAGCACCGACGGCTCGAGCGCGTCCAACTCCCACGACTCATGGCCGTACTCTTCGATGTACTTCTCGCAGCGCGAATCGGTCACCTTCGCCGGATTAGGTGGAGGGTTGAATCTCGTCACCTGATCCATGTTCAGCGCGATCCGCTTGATCTCAACGCCACCCATGAAGAGGTCGAGCCGGTCGGAGATGTCGCGCGTCATGTCTATCCCAGACGGGTCATGGTCGCCCAGGTGGATGATCACCGGCGTCTGGCCAGACTGCTTGTAACCAAGCAGTCTCTGGGCTGTGCGCCACATCGCCGAGGACGATGTATAGCCGCGGCAGGAGAAGTAGGGTGTGTCGTACTGGTTCGCCGCGCGCTGAACGATGCCAACGAGCGCGTCCTTTTCGACCCACACTTCCGGCCGGAACTGCTGACCTTCCCACATGTCGACGTTGTACGAGTGGCTCGTCGCCGCGATGATGTCAGCCGGCGAATCGAAATGCCCGAGGCCCCGCAGATTCCGCGTCCGGTCGATGATGTGGTCCCAGTCCATGAGCCCCGCCAGACGAGCGTCGTTCACCATCTCGCCGAGGTTCTTGTAGGACTTGTCGGTGTTGGGGATATACCCCCGCGACACCATCTGGTAATAAAGTTGACGTAAACTTATGTCGAAGCCCTGCTGAGTATAGTCTTCGAGGATTTCGTTGCAAATCGCAATGGTGTTAAGCGTTGCGTTGTGGAACTTCTTCGGTTTAATGTATTCGATGCGGGGCATCCAGAAACCTCCACTGTTTCTTGTTAACTAGGACCGATACGTGTTGTTGAGATATCCCAAACTCCCGGGCGAGTTTTGTTCCGTCTCCGCGCTTCTTACACCGTTCGCGAATCTCTCGTACTTGCTCACGGGTCAACTTTGAAGTTCCCTGCCGCTCGCCGCGAGGGACTCTTTCCGGATGAGTTCTGGAGCCATTCCGATCACCTGAAGCGACTCGGCCTTTACGGTCACGATCATCATTGTTTGAGCGTTGGTCGCCTAAAAAGAGATGCCGACAACAAGGTGGATTGTCACAAGCATGAAGAACGTGTTTTCCCTCAGGGATGGGTTTCCCATTCAAGAGAGTCCACGCTACTCGATGTGCTAACAACGGCGTGTTACTCACCTTCCGCATCTGAAAGAAACCGTAACCGAACTTCATTCGATAACCGGTCCACTCCCAACACGCATCGGGGTCGGTGTTAGATCGATCAACGTTCGACCAGAACTTGTCGATCTCCTGTTGATTCAGCGGCCGCTTCAGTAGCAACGAACCTCCCAAATCACCAACCTCTTGCTGAGCGTGCCAACCACCCGGGGGAACTCTGTCGCCTCGATAATGGCCGTCGGGTAGTTGTCCCAGATGGCCTCGAGGGTGTCGTAGCTTTCTTCGCTGATCGCCGAGCGCAGAACGATGCGCGCCGTGGTGCTGTACAGGGGTTTGGTTCTCTCCCGAATCCCCCTGACCGGCTCGCGTGTGTTTGTCTCGAGGTGGAGGTACTCGGATCGCGGCATCGCTTCGATGTTGGCGACGCGGATGGTGTCCTGGGACGGGACTTCCTGGAGGTAGAAGAAAGATTCCGGAAGGCGACTTTTCGCAGTCAGTTTTGCGAGGTCAAATTCAACCTGAGTTATGCCCCATCGACCGGGTAAGTGCCCGGTACTCGTCCACGGCACAAACCACTTGCTCTGCGCCTCGTTGCACCGGATAGTGAGCCCACCCCGGTACCCGCTCGCAGCCAGATCCTTAAGACCTGACCACGAGCGCAGAGTGTTACCCAACACGCCGGCGGCCGAAAGCTTCTGGAATTCAGCCTTCGAAGTGATTACCACTCGCCGCTGGCCCCGCCTCCAGCACTGGCACCACCGGCGAAGGTAACGGTTTCTTGGGTCGGTGTGAAGGTGACGGTTCCCTCGTCGACACCGGGGTCGAAACCCACCACCGGAGCACTCTCGTACTTCTCGGCGATCTGCTCGCAGATCTGGGCGACTTCGACGATGGGTTCGGTGGGGAAGGTGTTCAGACCGGCTTCGTCGGGGGTGGAAGGGGTGGCAAAGTCGGGGGAACTCACGCGAGCCGTACGCGGCCGCCGCGGTTCTTTCGGCGTCTCCTCGTCGTCCGTACCGGTGAACGCGGACAGGTCGATTTCGGCACCCTTCAGGATGATCGGGTTGCGGAACAACGGCTTCGCTTTGAGCACATCCGCTGCTGTAAACTCCGCCAGGGAGAACACGGCAAACAGGGAGTTGTGCATCGCAGACGCGATCCATTCCGGCATGATCGTCCGGAAATCCTTCTCAAACCGGTGCCCGATGAACGGCAGCTTCTCGAGCGCCGAGCGTTGGATCCGGCGGCCGGTCGGCCCGTGGAGCAGCGTGTCGAAGAACTTCTGAAAGTCAGCCTGTTTGCGGCGCGCGAAGTTGAGCTGGAAGAGAACGACGGTGCCGTCGAAGTTGTCGATCAGATGCGACAGCCGGCTCATCCGCAGTTCCTCAACGTCGCCGGTGCGAACCGTGTGGAGCAACTGGTTTATGGTGCCGTTCGCCGCGCGACCGTTGATGCTCAGCTTCGTCTGCATGACGGTGCCAAGGGAATCGATAGGGGAGCCGGTTTCAGCCTGAACACGACGCGAGAAACGGTCATGCCCGGAAAAGGCGATAATGTCGCCGGGTCGGATGACGTTACGCATTTCGGCGTAAGTAGCCTGGGTCTTCAATTTTGCCATTTGGTTTGCCTCTGGAGAAAGAAAAACGGGCCACCTGATTTGTTGTCAGATGGCCCGCGACTAAGTTGAGATTAACAGGGGGATCAAGCGGTGGAGGAGGTTGGACGACCCGGTTTGCCCGGGGAGTAATGGAGGGATGGAACAGGTACTTCAGAGCCTTCGGGATACAGCAGATCGAAGGTAATCGGGCTTGACCACTTCGGGTGCCTTGTTTTCATGTGGTTGGCGATGTTCGCCCGCCCCTGAGTGAGGGTTTCGGCCCCCACACTGTGCCGGCACTCAGGACACATCGCGCGGCGGCCGAAAATTTTTTCAGATGGCGTCACTGGTATCAAATTAACCATTGCGCTTGGAGCATCTTCAACATTTGGATTTTGTCCCGAAACTCAACCGGCGCGTTGAATACGTCGGAAGGTTTCGGATAGTTAATCACTTCTTCGGGTGTGAGGTTGACTTCGTCAAACATCACACTTGGAAGAATTGCTGCTCCGGAACGAGCCGCTGCGCGTGCTGTAGCCTCGTCGGCCAGAGTGAGTTCCTGCCCGAGAGATTGCATTGCCACCCCGTTAATCGTGGTAGCCGAACCAAAGAACTTGACTTTCATTTAAGGCTCCAATGGACTTTCGGTTGAATTTGCGACGAAGACGCCGTTTGTTACCGACGGATCAGGAAACCAAACGACCAGAGAATCACCGGGGTTGAGCTGGGTGTTGTTCGCCATGCTAAGGCCCGACATAACCCCTGAGATAAGCGTAGTGTGTGAGGTTAAAGCGTAGGTGTGGGGCCCAATCCCCGTATCGCCGGCGCGGAGAACGTGGAGTTCAAATATCGTGGAGCTTGGCCCGGTGTCGTACCAGATGGAAAAACTACTCGCACTAGTGCTCCCAAAGCTGTTTGGTGTCGTTCTGGACAGTACGCACTGATTAACGGTTTCCGGACAACTGTAGACGGTTATCGGTGAGCCACCGGCCAGATTCCAGTTACTGATCGACCTGTTGAACTGAGGAGGGTCAGTGATGGTTACAATGTAGTTTCCACTAATCCCAGACACTGTCGAGGTCAAGCCGAGCGTTTCCCCGCCATCCAAACGGGTACTTGCCAGCAAAGCGGTGTTCGTGGCCGTAGGGGAACCAGCGGGCACATTGACCCCATTCGCCGCATTCAGTACCAGGAATCGCGTTCCGTTGTGGATCGCGTACATCCCAACCTTGCCCGATCCGTAGTGAATCGTGTATGCAAGGCCGCTTTGAGTAGTGCCAGTCCATGACCCGGGAAGCAGGAGCGACGTGCTGCTTCCAAAGCCTATGACGTACAGATCGACGTTTGCTGCCGTCAGGTGGATCCGAGCTGGACTCATGCCGCTGGTGAAGTTAGTCCCGACGCCGGTTACGGTTGAACTGCCGTAGGTGAGGGAGAGCGTTCCCGTACTGTATTGTGCT